GGTTACCAGCGTCCAGCAAGACGTTCACGACAAGACGGACCAAATCCCCTGCACCGACCCCGAAACGGCTGCTAACCTCGTGGCCGAGTGCGACGAGGGTTTGGTCTATCTCAACCTCCCCGGCTCTGACACGCCCACGGACGGCTCCGAGGGCTGGGATGGGTATATCTGGTTCGTGCTCGGCAACGAGCCCGAGGAAGTCGCCTGCGACTATACCACAAACCTCGACCCCGACCTCGACAGCATCGTTTCGCCCTGGTGGTGACCAGGCCCCTTCGGGGGCCTTACCCCCTTAAGGGGGTAACCTCAAGAACGGTCTCACATCGTGAGACGGGGGCTAGACGGCTTACGACTATGGGCGTAGTATCAGGGATACAAACTACCTCACCACAAGGAAGTGTCATGGAAGACTTCAACGAAAACCACGAGATTCTGCCCGCAGTCACCCTGGACGACGGCATCGTGGAGCACGACCAGGCCCTCATTGTCGCGGACGGTCGAGTGTTCTTCGACCTTGACGCCGTGTCGCTGGTGCTCCACCAGGACGTGCACATGCAGATGAGCATGGCGGAAATCCTGCCGCCCGAGGTCCACGCGGTCATCGGCATCGAGAGCGCCGATTACCTGCGCGGTGCTCACGACGCGACCATTCGACTGCACCAGATGGTCGAGGCAGCGCGGGCCGAGAACGGCCTTGAGCCGCTGTTCCCCAACGACCAGCCGGACGGCCCGCCGACCGAGAACCCCGACGAGGTTTCGCTGCTTGAGGCGATGTTCGCCGCTGGCAGCGACGAGGACCACGAGGCCTGAGCCGTGTACGAGCGAACCGATGAAACCCCGTGGGCGGCGGTGCCGCTTCTGGACTCCGACCTTAAGCCGACGTTATGGCTTAAGAACGACTGGGACCAGACCGCCGCCGACCTGCGGGACGAGGGTTACACCATTCAGTACCGGCCCAAGCGCCGCAAGGTGAAGCCCAAAACCATCGAGACCTGACGCCGGAATCACTCCGTTGCATCACATTGACGGTGGCCCGCGTTCGTAGGACCCAGAGCCCCAGCGGAGTGATGCCCGCTGGGGCCGAGGGGTATTACCCCCTAAAGGGGGTAAGCCCTGTTTTGGGTATTGACAGAGCCTTACGAGGTGTGAGAGGATAGACCCGTGAAGACATTCAGCACGCCCAAGGAAGCCCTGCTCGACGCTGGCCGCATTAAGGCTATTACGCGCGGGCGTATCTCTCGTGACAATCACGAATGGCTGGATAAAGAGATTGCGGCTAATCGCATTCGCATTACCGGCGTAACCGTGGTTAAGTCAGAAACCGCTAAGGGTGAAAAGCGCGTTTCTGTCAAGAGTCCTAGCACTCAGACCGAAAAGCACATTGCCGATATCTATATACCCCGGCCTAAGCACGAATACACGGCTATCGGGATTGAGGACAACAAGGTTTATGGTATGGCAGAAGTCTGCAATGTCTGTCGCGTTAGCCTTGTGCAATGTGTCCATGACTTTCCCACCATTCTCGGGGGAATACAGGTAAAGGTAGTTCCCAATGGATAGGCTTAAGCGGATTCTCGGTTATCTGCTTATCTCGGGAGGGGTCATATACCTTATCGTCATTCTTTTGGGTGTGGCTGCCATTCTCGGAATCACGGCATGGATTCTCGCAGCGCTGCTGGCTGGATTCTTCCAGTAAGCGTCTCAGCATGTGAGATTCTTCCCCAAACCTCTTGTGCTAGCCGCCAAACGGGAGTAGACTTACTCTCGTAAGGCAAACAACCCAGTCCCTTAGGAGACACAATGCCCAGCAAGTCCCAGAAGAACCTCACGCCCGCCTCGTCTGCCGAGGTCCGCGCGTGGGCTGCCGAGAACGTTCCGGCTCTTGAGGCCGCGAAGGTTTCCACGGCGTTCCTCAACCCGCCCAGCGGCAAGGTCCGTGGCCGCGTCCCCGAGGGTGCCCGCGTCCTCTTCACCGAGGCGACCGGTCGTCCCGCCGCCGAGAAGTCGGTGGCCGAGACCAAGCACATCGACCTCACGCTGACCAAGCGTGACAAGGCCGGTCGCTCGCGCGGCAAGGTCACCGAGTCGTTCCCGGTGGCCGAGGTTCGTCGGCTCGGCGGCGCGCCCGCCAAGGGTCGCCTGTCCAGCGCCGTGCTGGCCGCTGCGGTTGACCGCATCCAGGCCGACCGAGGCTGGTGAACACGTGCCCCGGCACCCTTGACGGGTGCCGGGGCTGCGTGCTATACTACCTGTGTGGGTAGTTGAGCGCCAAGCGCTCCGGGCCGGGGAGCCGCTGCGGTCAGTCGTCGGGCGAGCAGCGTCAGTCTCCCCGGCCTTTCCTGCTTTTACCCCCTTGAGGGGGTAACCTTATGGACGGGCAGTATAAGGTTGTAGCCTAATGGTCATAATTGGGGCTAGTCAAGAGTTAATATACAGGGTACAATGGAGACATGAACGAACCGACGATTGACGCACGCCTAATTGACGACAAACTCTTTGTCGATATGGATGCATTGAATGCATTCCTGCGCAGCGAACCGGGACCCTATTACTGGGTTAGGAAAGCCGCTAGTGCTATGCAAGTACCGGAGGATATCTCTCTTGCCAATGGTATGGAGAAGATTATCGAGCACCTTGAATTCACGGCTATGCAATTGCGGGAGGACTTGTCGTGAACGAATACGTGACTAACATTATGGACACGTACCTTAGGCTTACCGAGGCAGAGATTGAAGAGGGTATGCATTGGTATGACAATACCCGCGCCCTCGCCACGGAGTGGGCTAATGGTGACGTGTGGAAGGGTGCAGGGGTTATCGCCGCATATTCCCCGGCTACCGATTGGCCGCGTAATCTTGAATTGGCTAAGTCGTCCCTTGAATTGGGATTCGCCCGCACCGACGCATTGGGAATGAATGCGCTAAAGGCCCAGCGTATTCTCGACGGCGAGCCGGTATTGCCGGTACTGAATGGCCCTAAGACAACGGCATTCGCCTCTGCTATTGCCGACCCTGATAGTGACCTAGTGACTATTGACTCTCACGCTTATTCCATTGCGGTGGGATATTGGGTGCCGACTAGTGGAGTGCCCCATCTGCGTAAGCGTCGTTATGCCTCGTTTGCTGACGCATATACCGAGGCCGCTGGTCTGGCCGGGTATCACGTTAGTCAATTCCAGGCTATGACGTGGGTTGGGTGGAAGAACCGTCACCCTAAGTCTGAATATAGGAGTAGGAAGCGAGGATAATTGGGCCTTTCTGGCGGTACCGGGGGAGGCCCGAACTTTGGAGATAACCCTCCAAAGCCTGTGATTATTGAACCGGGTATTCCCCTTTCTGACCACGTGGATTCGGAGGCAACTTATGTAGGTGATGAACACGGCTGGATTGAGGTTGACCCTGACCTCGTTTGGTCTAACCCTGAAACCTATATCTGGGTAGGCTATGAACTAGTCGATAATGTCATGGTCTATTACTTCGAATTCTCTGACTAGGCCCGAAAGGGCCTAGTCCCCCTACCCCCTTAAGGGGGTAAACTTCTGCCAGACCCTTGACGCCGACCACGAGAGGGCGTATCGTTCTACCTATGGATATCTACTGCGTGCGGTGCTCAGAGCCCGTCGATATGGACTACCTTCACGACCTCGTGGAAGAGGGCATGTATGCTAACTTCCAAGAGGCCCTTCACGCTTTCCAGACCAAGGGCTGCGAGGCGCTGGGCGAGCCTAAGTGTGAGCGGACCGACGACTTCAAGGGCGAGGTCATGGGTGCCATGTTTGACCTCTTGGGGGATGACGTGGACGGCGCGGCTGCCATGATGGAAGACTTCGAATACTTCGGGATGCTGGACTAATGGCGCGCGAGTTGAGCGGTGCCGACTGGTCCGCCGTCGAGTGCTTCGGAGAGTCGCTTTCCGAGGTTTTGGCCGATGCTGCTATGGTCATCGCACGGCAGGAGAAGCGACACCCGCGTACCGGCCAACTTTATCACGAGCGCGGTGCGGCACGCATTCACCACGCCGAGCACGAAGACGGTCACCAGATTGTCATTACCTTTGAGGGGGCATGATGAAGTCACTAGTGGTTTTCCTAGTTGACAACGGCGAGGACACGGACGGACTCGCGGGCTGGATTGACAAGGCCCGTGGTATCGGGGTTACCGACTATGACCTCGCTGTGGACGTGTCCGAGGACGAGGACTTCACGCTCGACTTCACGGGCGAAACGGTCTATCTCCGACGCTTCCCGGATGGAGGCGTGCTCACCCCATACAGGTGAGCACGGCCCTTACCCCCTAAAGGGGGTAACCCCATAAACAACAGCCAAAACAGGGGCATCACGCATAACATTAATGCACTAACCCCCAAATAATCGCTTTACGAAAGGTCTGCCACAATCCCGGCAATATTTCCTTTACGAAAGGGTAGTATAAGTCCCTGGAATGTGCATAGGTTCCCTATGCACTTTGATTGTTCCTTCACAGTCGCCGGGCACCTCTAATTAGACCGATATACGTCCTAGTAGTAGCATATATACAATGGAATGCAAGCATTCTCCCATATATACCCCTCCGCACCCCCAAAACAGTCTCTTTTGTAGGATTCCTACAAAGAATTGGCCGTTTTGGGGGTGTTTTGGCGTGTTTCTTTGTAGGATTTGTCCAAAAGGTATAACCCCTCCATCACACAATAGTCTGTTCAACAGACTAATTATCTACCAACCAACCAAAGTCTTGTGAAGTTTATTGTCAACTAATCGGTTTATAAACCATCTGGTTCAATACATCTGACCCCAAAAGGGGGCCTTTACGAAAGGGTTAGGCCTACTGTGGGAATACTACTATAGATATTACTGGTTGTCTTCTAACCCTGTGTACCGCGCCTGTCCCTCAGGGGTGTATGGCCTGACCATGGACCAGAATTGCAGGTCTTTCATGTACTGCTCGCCAGCGGGTGAATCCATAAAGGTGTGCAGGAAGTTTACCAGACTGGCGGGCATGTTCTTAACCATTTCGTCTACCATACCCCGGTAGTAGGCCTGGTCCATATCCTTATGGTCTGCTAGTGCCTGTAGAATCATTATCTGTAAGCCTACGTTACAGGCCCATTGGTATAATTCGTCATTCATCATACCCCTCCGTACCGTCGCCAAAGGCGTCGTCCTCACCGTCGAGAAACGCGCGCATGCTAGCCTGGTCTCCGGTGACCACGGCAATATTGGCATCAATCATCTTGAGGGCCATTTCAACACCGAATATGGTACCGCTCGTGATGCCCTTGATTTCCTCAAACTCGGGCTCTTTGGCCTGTTCGACCATTTCCTTGCGCAACTGCGAAACCTGCTTACGAAGGTTCAGTAGCACGTCTGTTTGAATCTTTCTCTTGTCTTCCATAAATGTACTATTTTAGGGTGGTCAGACCCTTCTCCTAAGTTTCAAATTAAAGGCATGCTTTTTATACCGGGCGGCTGCGCGCGGGGTGCCACACCACGTCACGCTCAGCCCACCACTCACGCCAATTGGGGCGAATGGTACCAAAGGTGTCGAACTCTCGCATTAGCCCGTTCAGGGTTTCCATGGATACCACGAGTGTTTCCAACAGTACCGTGCCGCTGGGTAGATGAATGAATTGAAAAGCGTTGTTACCGTCGTACCCGGCGATTACCTTGTAATCCTCAGTCCAGTGCTGAGTCATTCTTACGAACCTCCAATACCCACGCGCTCACGTCAGGGGCCTGGTCAATGGCTTCGGTAATCCATTGTACCTCGTCGCCGTCAGGGTCGTCAGCGTCAATTTCCACGGTCATGATTAACATGGTGCTCTCCATCCTCCTGGTGCGCTTGGCATACCTATTACGATATAGCACCGGTCACAGCAAAACATATTGCTGATTGGGTTATAGGTACCGTCCTGGCGAGCGTACTCGTCAACCGATACCTCTTCGATTTCGGCCTCAATCTCCCACCCCGGAATCTGGTCAGCCGGGGTGTGGCAATTGAAACAAACAGGCATACCGACGACGCGCATTACTCGCCCTGTTGCTGCTTAGCGAATGCTGCCACGACGCCGACCGTGTGCACCAGCAATTCGGTAGGCATTTCTGCTACCATCTGGTCCACCATCTTACGGCGCTCTTCCTCGGTGTGCAGGTCCCAGCGCACGCTCAAGAACATAAGCATGGGTGCGGCAAACCTGGCAAACTGCGCCGGGTCCTTGATGTTACCGGAACGGCTGCCCTCTAGGCGCTGGGCGTACTCGCTATGACTCTCGTCACTCATATTAACTCCTTAGTTACTTGCTTTACAATATTAGCCTCTTGACGCAAGGCTTCGGTAATTTCACTTACCCGGTCTAGTTGATGTGCGATACCGGCCATTTGCATTTGGTAGTCGCGGTCTTCCACGGCCTTGGCAATGTCCTTAATTGCGTTGTGGATTTGTGTGTAGTCGTTACCCACACAATGAATGTGGCGGCGGGTATAGCAATTACACTGGTCCCAATCGAACCAGCGCGACTCATAACCCCGATGCATAAAGTGCTCGGTGGCATTGTCTCTGCCAATCTTTAGGTCTATGGCAGCCAGGGCAGACTCTAGGGTGCGCTCGTCATAAGGCCTATTGTCCTTGGGCAGCGCGCGGAATTCTTTCATGATTTCCTTGGCTGGCTTGCTAGCCAATACCCGGTCGCCGCGACTATTGACCAGCATGGTCCGATATGCATGGATGCCGGACCCGCCGACCAGCACTAGGACGCCCAGCACCAGGCCATAGATTATCCATAGAAACATTACAGTAGTTCCTTCGTTACTTGTTCAACGATATCGGCCTCTTGATGTAGGCGCATGGTCATTTCAGTAACGCGGTCTAAGTCTGGTGCTACCCCGGCCACGGCCAGGTCGTGCTCGCGCTGCTTGATTGACCTATAAATCTTGACAACGGCGACCATGAGCCCCACGTATTCAGGGAATTGGTCGCACCGGTTTCTACCACAGCCGCAATATTGGTTGTCGTACTCTTTGACGTAAAAGTCCCAGTGAAAGAAGTGTGCGTTAACCTTGCCGCGCTCGTACTTTACGTCCAGTGCTCGCAGAGTGGATTCTAATTCATCCTCGGTGTACGGCTGGCTGTCTGCGGGCAGGTTACGAAAGTAAGCCATTACCATCTTGCCACCATGAGACAGGCCAACGGCAGTCTTTGTCTTATGACGGGACAGACGCGGGCCGGGGAATTCATCATAATTAGCAGCCAGCACACCATAACCAGACAAAAGGACAAGAATTAGCACAATGAATGCAAACGTCATGCCGGTCCGACCTGGCCCTCGTGCACAGACACCCGCTTGTTTTCGTCGTCTACCAACAGCACCAGACGGTCGTCCCAGTCATGGCGCAAAACAGTGAACAGTCGTCCGCGCCAGCGGACGACCTCACCGGGCTCGTACTTAGTCATTGACATACCTACATTCGAAGTCGTGGTCGTCGTTTTCTACCCATTCGTGCTGAGGGCTGGACAGGCAGGCCTGCATCTTCAAGTGGTTAACGTGGGTGTCATACGAGATAGTACCCATCAGCGCAATAAGGAACACCAGGGTACAGAAGATGCCCAGGATTAGTGCGTAGGCACCCTGCTTGCTCACTGCTCGACCCAATCACCAACAAAGCGACTTTCCAGGCTGTCGGCCTGGCTGTCGGTGATGACGCCCTCGTTGTAAGCGAAGTCGATAACCCGCTGCAACAGGCCCCGGTCGTCGCCGGTATAGTCGGTGTACCTCATGTTATTACCTCATCCTTAACACGGTCGTAGATTCTGAATACAAGGTTAATGCTGTACTCGCGGTTGACTAACTTCCAGTACCGTCGCCTGGCCGCACTCTCACGGCGTCTGTAAGCCACAGCGCGCCACTCTGTAGCGCCTTTGGAAATAGAGTCGTGCAGGTATGCCGCCTGAATTTCGTAGCGCTTAGGACGCCGCTTCTGCGGGCTCAGTGCTTGACTCATCGTTCTCTTCCTTAACGTCCCAATCCTCCGGGGGAATGGTTGCAAACGCAGCGCGGACAACGCGGTCCACAACGAGGCAGCCATAAACCACAGCGACGACGAACGCAACCGGCACCACCAGCGGCAGCAGAAGACCACAGGCGACCGTCGCCAATCCCCAACGCAGCCAACGCTGAAAATCCTTGGCCTCATTCAAGTGACGCTGGTAAGCGGTCTCGCGGTCTCCCCTGAAATAATAAGGGGTATCTTCGCCGTTCTTGATTGCCCGCGCCGTTGCCAGGTTAATGCGGTAGTCGTCGTAGTTCCAGACCGAAACCAGGATACCAACGCATACAATAGCCATTCCGAAGGTTGCCCAAAGCAAATAAATCGTGCTCATGTCATTCTCCTATCCTCCGCCCCTTGTTGGGCATGGCTCCATCCTAGCACGGCACAAGCCGGGGGTCAACCCCCAGTTTTAGAGATTCTTCTCTACCCAGTTGGCAATCTGCTCAAAGGTCTTGCCCTCGTTATCGTTCATGTGAATAAGCCGCTTTTGGGCGGCGGCACTGATGCCGAAGAACGTCATCATTTCGGGATTAAGGTCGCCGTCTACGTACAGGTCTTCCCACGGGTCGTCCAGATAAAGGTCCGACCCCTCCTGACTCTGACGTTCGGACAGTTCTAACTTAAGGTTGTACTGCCGCTGGCCCAAGTTTTCGCGTGAGACAATCTGAGGGGTGACCTCACACAGCACACCGAGACAGCAATAGGTGTTATCGCCACCATAAAGTTGCTCTTGGGCCTGTCCGTACTTACCGGACCGCAACGCCTTAAGCCACCTTGTCTTGTGCTTTGGGTCCATCTTCTTATAACTCATCGGTGCTTCTCCACTTCTGCCATGATAGCCAACTGGGCCATGGGGATAAGGTCTTGGGGAACATGGTTTCGCAGTTCCTCAAGAATCTCTAATACCGCCTCGTCCGACAACGGCTTGTTTGTCAGGATGCCGCCCGCAATGAGGCTTATGCCCACCAAGGCATTGACAATCCACTGTTCCTGCTCGGTCATAGGTTTTCCTCAATCCAGTCAGCAATGGTGTTAAAGTTGTTGCCCTCGTCGTTCATACCGATAAGGTGGTTCTGCTCCGACGAGTTAATGCCGAGTTCGGTACGCAGTTCGTAGGGCAATTGGACCCGGCTTTCGGCGTAATACCACTCAGTATTTACCTTGTGGGCCGTCAGGCCCGCTACCTCACAGAGCACACCGAGGCAACAATACTGCTCGCCCAGGCTTTTGGTACTACGCTTTAGCACGCTCTTGCCCTGACGATAGTCACCCGAGCGCAGAGCCTTGACCCACTTGGTCTTAGTTGCTTTCTTCACTGTGCTGCCTTTCGTACAGGGTGTTTTGGGGAACTTTTAGGTCGTACCGGGCGTGCTCACCAAAAGTGATGAGCGCCAGGATGCCGACCACCACGATAACCAGCAGCAGCATCCCGCCAAAGGACATAACCACATAAAGTGGCATCAGTCCAGTACCTCGTCCAATCGCTCGGCAATGCCAGCAAAGTCCACGGGAGCGACGCTCTCATAGAAGTTGGTCTCCGGGTTAACCACAACCTCACCGTCATTAAGACCAATGAACTTGTTTTGCTGGTCGGTGGAAATGTCGAAGGTTTCCATCAAACCCGTGGTCAAGGCGTCCATGTCGCCGTAAGGCTCACCGGCAAGCCGGTACTCGAAAACATCATCCATGTCTTCGACCTCAGTCTTTACGACAGGGTAACCCAGTTCCATGGCTACCTCGCACAGTACGCCTAGGCAACAAAAGCCGCCGCCACGGTTCATGGCAGCACGGCTCTGCTTATACAGGCCGCTGGTCAGGGCGTCGGCCCATGCATCCTTAAGTGTGTCTTCCATTACAATCCTAACTTGTCGAGCAGGCCTTGTTGGTCTGCGATGGTCCACATTACACGAAGTTGCTCTACGTTGTCAAGACCTATCTCGGCGCAAATTTGCTCCAATGTCATGGACGTATTGAGGAACAGGTGGTGGCTTCTCTTTAACTGTTCAATGCTGTTGTCATCAAACCTCACTGTATTCCTCCAATCGAGCCAGTAGGTCTACGGTTTCTACTCTAAACATTCTTACCTTGTAGCAGCGGCAGCCTTTATTGTTGCAGCCGCATATGTTATTACTCATCACGTGAACCTGTTCGTCCACGGGGTCAAGGAACCAGCGACGGTGTACCCGGCGACACTCTGAATGTCGGCCCTGCGCACATGCGTCAAATGGTCCCATGTTATCCATGTTACATCAATTCTTCGTAGGTCTTTCGTTCGATTTCCAGACCGCTGCGCTGGTCTTCCATGTATTGTAGCACGCTGCTAATGTCGATATCGCGGCGCACCACCTCACGCTTTTGTGCATCCTTGGCGTTAATTGCACGGAAGGTTTCTTCCATAGCATAAACCACCTTATGCCGCTGAGTCGTGGTGAGGTCTGGGTTAGACATTACGTCAATGATGTTGGTTGGAAAGGACCGCTTGTCTTCGTCAGACAGGTCCCAATACTCTATTGCCAACGTGTGCAGGGGGTTTCTGTCGTGACAGCCATAAGAACGACTGTCAGGCAGATACTTTGGGACCTTTGCCAGCGGATGCAACTTGCCCAGCGTCGGCGCTACCCAGGCGAGCATAAAGAACACCATAATCACGGGCATTACGAGCCAGGGAGTGATGGTGGCGAGCACACTGGACGCAACAATGCAGGGCAGCGACAGTGCCATGCCCCAAAATACCCGGCTCCAAGGTAGGTCAAAGTCATATTCTTTGTCCCACATGTTGAACATGGGCCAGCGCAACGGGTGCATTTGATACCATTGCTTTTTATTCTGCACGTTATTCTCCTAAGTCAATGGGCCAGGTAAACCCACTGTTGTATGACAGGTTGGGTGCCCACATGTCGGTTAGTCCGAACTCTTCCTCTAACACTTTATATACTATCCCGAAACAGGTTCTTGCATTACCCCACTTGCGGCACCGACAGAGGTTTATCTTATAAGTATACCGCCACTCACCGTCGTCGTCCTGGTCATATTCCCATGAATTGCACTGACACTGCCGGGTAGATGGTAAATACGGCATAGCATTAACCGTTGTACCGTTCACCGCATAGGCGGTAACCTCAGGTACGGCAATATCATACTTCCACAGATACCGGGCCTTACGACGCATGGTGCGAGACCGCTCTGCCTCCAACTGATTAACGGTGTGACCGGTAGCGTCTTTGGAGGGGTCATGCATTACCTTGTATACCACGCCGTCCGGTGCCAGCAGTGCTCGACGGTAGCCGCCCCACCCAACAGTTTTCCAACCATTGGGTGCGCGGCTGTCGTAGTCAAGGCTTTCTGCTATTCGGGCTAGTTTCTTACTCCCAATCACCGGGGCCTGGTGAACAACTTGGTCAGCAGGGGCAGAATCTCGCTCGCAGCGGCCCGTAGAGCCCTCTCTGCGGCCACAGACAATTCATCCAGGGGGTTGGGTCCATCTGAATTGATTGGGTCCGTAGCGTCGCTCCAAGCGTTCTCGCTGGGGGCGGGCCTATCGGAGTGCACAACCTGCAAATGTGCTTCGGCGCTGACCACAATGCTTGCCAGACTGTTTGCCTCTATTAAAATAGACCAATGGTTTGGACAGTCGGAACACTCTAGTACAGGGTGACCCGCTGGGCTTAGCACCACGTGGAATCTATCTAAGTTCATTTGTTTTCTCCATACTTGTCGTTAAACCATTCTTCAACGAAACCCGCGTGCCACGACCAGTATGCTGCGGAGTCCTTGATGTAAAAGTTGTCTTCGTCAATCAACTTACCCTCACGGTAAGCCTGACGACCCTCTTCAAAGTAATAAGTAATGAACTTACTCATCACTCACCCAGAGCCAGGTCGGCGGCATCGAACAGATAGTCCTGATACATACCAATCAGGTCATCGTTAGGTGCCTTGTCTTCATCGGGGAGGTTTTCGTATACCTCCATGTACCACGTGTCAAAGTCAATCATCAGCAACTCCCAAAACGATAAGACAACCAGGATTCAAACTCGTCGTCCCAATGAAAACCCAAGTCATCGAGCATGCTAACGTCGGATTCTTCCATATTGTCAGGAGAGACGCCGACGTAAACGCGCAACTCGTCATGCTCGCAGTGAGTCGGAGCGTGGGTATCCTCATTCATGTAACGACGAAGAATACCTAGTGCCATAATCAAGTCATCCATTAGTTCCACCTATCTGACTGAACGGAGTTATAGTGCTCTACCGCCCAGTACCAGTCGCGCTCGGACAGGGCAATAAACTCTTCGCTGTATTCACCCAATGTACTCGCCCACGCTCAGTTCACGGAGCAGCATGGCGGCGGCAAAACCGTTATTCTGCGCCCTTTCGAAGTCTTCACGGCTAACCTCTAGCCGGTCGAGCAGGGTGCCGTCGTCATCGGTAACGTTAATCCACATCATGACCTCCCGGTCGTTGCAGGAAAGTTTTCCTCAGAACACTCGTCCATGATTGTGTCGTAAAGGACCTTGTAGTCGTCGGCCAGCGCAATGCGGTCGTCGTCCACGCCCATATCCTGCAACTCTTGCAGGTAATCAAAACTACGCATGACAGTTTTCCTCTCAGACGAAATCGGACCAGCGGAGACCGTCTTGATAACCCTGCTCGCCACCGTACCAGCCCGAGTAATCGGTCTCGTCGGGGTAAGGGGCATTCATCATCCAAAGGGTTTCCAGGGCGGGGCAGTCGCCGTCGCCCGTGCACTCGTCGTGCTCGCCAAACTCACGCACGCACGGCAGCGGCACGTTAGCGGGCACCGCCACGTCCACTTGGTCAAAATCACGGCGCACATAGATAGCGTCGTAACGATAGTTGCCGTAGGCAACTGCCTCGGCGTCGTACTCGTTGGCCCACACGTAGTCGGCGGGCAGACGGTTCACAGTAAGCATAACTTCCTCCATCGCTTGGTGTACCACCATCCTACCCGCTCGACAAGCGTGTGTCAACCCCCAGTTTCAGAAGTTCTTGAAGAACTCCGTGCTGGTCATCTGCTTGGTTTTATCGGCATTAGCCTTGGCAATGCGCCTCTCGACGTACCGGCGCAGTTCGCGGCTCGACTCCTGCGCGACAACGGTTTTCCAGATTGCCGCGCCCCAGTTGCGCTTCCACGCGGAGCGGTACGCAGCCAGGGAAAACCCCAGGGCGAATAAGACCTGCGAGACAAGCATAACCTTGTCGCTGGTCGTCGGGAAAAGGTCTTCAAGCAGCGGCTCGCCGGGGTAGTCCCTAAGCGGGGTGCCCTTACGTTCAGTGGTTTCCATAATGTTTCTCCTAATAAGGGCTACCCGGCCCCCAGTGGGGCCGGGTAGCGAGTTATTACTTCTTGACTTCGCCCAGGTTCGGGGCACCGCCGACGATGCCAGGCGCAAGCGGCTGGTTATACGTCAGCATGTTCATGCCGTTACCCACGGTGAACTCGATAAACGTACCGTTCACCGCGTCCTTGGCGTAGTAAGTGTTGCACTGACCGCCAGAGTAGTAAACGCCGTCAGTACCGGGGGCCGGGACGACGAGCGGAACGGCGTTATCTCCGGGAATCTCCGGGGTAATCACCTTGTAGTTGGGGCGCAGCGACGCACACATGGTCACAGGCGGGCCGACGGTAACGTAGTAACCAATGGCCTCACCCGAGTCGTTCATGAGATAGGTATAAGCCTGAGCACCCTTCTTCCCCCACGTGTCGATGTAGAAGTTAATCGTGTCGCGGGAGTTGGAGTAAGGCATGTTATGAGCGGGCTGGTTCTTAACCTGCGCGTCATAATTGGACTGGCCGGTGGCCGACTCCTGCTTCTGGCCGTCACCAGAGGTGTCGGGGCCACAGCCGGTGACCATGAAAAGCGCAGCGAGCGCTGCGGCAAGGGCTACAATCTTCATTCGCATGTTACAGTTTCCTTCGGGTTATAGGTGATATGGAAAGGAAGACTGCTGCTAAGGAATTGTGCCTTAGTCGCAGACTTTGAAGCGTCGGAGTTGTATTGTCCGACCATTGAGTTATAGGTGTTCTTGGCCGCGAGCACGTTGTGGGAGTCCACGGTCAATTGGGTGGAGTCTACCCCGGCAGCCTTGTCGCTGTCAAGGGTGTCTTCCAGGTTGTTAATGTTGTTCTGCTGAGCCACAATGGCATTACAGTCATCGTGAAACTTGTCGTACGCCGCGATGCGGTAGTCGGCAGAGTTTGTCTTGATGTGGGCGTTACCGGCACCGAACAGCGGGGCCAGGGCAACGGTAGCCGCCCAGATACCGAAAATCAGTAACACTACTCCGGCGATTGCACCGAAAACCACGGCGACCGGGTGTCGTTCGTACCACGTCATTACTTTGTCCTGTTCTTAGTAGGAGTTTCCGACCATGCTTCTACATAGTCAATCATCTGTCGGTGTGAAAACATGAACACACCAGCGTTTTGCAGGTTAATGAGGAATGCGAACTGGCCGGGACTGAACAGCCATTCAAGAATGCTGTGTACCATGTTACCTCCAAGGTAATAGGCTGAGGGTGCGAGCAAGACTTTCTGCCTTGCTGGTAGGAAGGGTGTTTACTACACCGTCCTTGTGATAAAGCAACATCGTTGGTACATGCTGGATATCTGCTTGCCAGTCGGCTCTATCAATGTCTACCCGGACCAGTGGCACCCTTGTCAATTCAGACAAAGCCTCAAACTCGGGCTCAAACCTGCGGCAAGGCGCACACCAGGACGGCGCGGTGTATAAGACCACCATGAAGGTGTCATTATTATTAACAGTCTCTTCGAACTGTTCGTGTGATGTAATGTCAGTAATCATAGAGGGCTAACAGCCTTGGCTCGCCAGGTATTCCCAGCCGCGTCACGGTGTAGGCCGTCATGGCAGTCGGGCTCGACACAGGGGCCGGTATGGGTATATAGGTAATTACCCTCTACCGCCCCACACAATTGCTCGCTCATCAGAACGGCAGGTCCGGCTTCTTATACAGAATCTCCACCCGGAGAAGTTCTGCCTTAAGGCCCATGGTCTTGACCGCAGCCGTGTAATCGCGCAAAGCCTGCTCGGGATTGGTTTGGGTCTTCATGCGCTGCTCGCTGCCACCCAAGAGATAAACAACCTCGACGCCGTAGCACTCGGGCAGAGCCTCGGCGGCGGCGAGCGCATCGCTGACAGCCAAAGTGCGGTCGGCAACAGATGACTTAGGCACGCTAACCACGTCGGTCGGCTGGACCGTGACATTGAATGCCTCAAGCGCAATGAAGGTAAAGGGACCCTGATTCCTAGATGGTCCAAAACGGTGCTTAATGTTGTTAACGGCGTTTCCTACCGAGCCGCCCGCCTTGGCGGTGTCCACAAGCATGTTATATTCCATGCGCGGTACGTTGTCATAAAGGTAGTGGTCGCCCGCCTTGGTGACCAGCACCAATTCCCGTGCGCGCTCGGCGTAGTAAACGTTAGAAACCCAGTCCGAGACGAACGGGTTGCTTGCTTGCAGGTTGTGCGAAAAGGTAAATGTAACTGGCACGGTCTTATCCTTAATCCATGGGGGTTTGATTGACATTACTGATAGTCTCCGATGTACATGTAAACTGCGTGGCCGTCAGGCAGTCGCTCAATGATGAGCCGTCCTACGGTGAGGTACGCGCCGACAGGCTCACTATACAGGATGCGAGCGGCTTCGTCAAGAGCCGCCTCTACGTCACTTTCGTCGGGTATTATTCGGCCTTTGTCGGCCAGTCGCCAGTAGAATTCGTTTAACTTGAACCACTTAGCGATTGTTCTTTCAACGGGTTCCATTACAGTCCCGCTCCACACGTCATGCACGGCATGGACTCGCCGTCCTTAGGGCAAAAGCCCAATTGGTTGAGCATGTTGGTCAGCCTTTCGACTTCTTCCTTTTCGTCACAATAGGCCTGCCAGACTGCGTGAAAATCGGGGTCTAGTTCAGAAGTCATTATCTTACCCCGCTCAGTCCGTGCGGCCAGTAGGCTCGGTGCACAAGGTTAATGCAGTCCGACCCGCTGACGGCAGTGTCTTGATAGTTCGGGCAGGCCTCGGCATGAATCACAAAGCCGTCCATTAAGTCTGAAAACTCCTGGCAGAACGCTCTTTCAAAAGGCTTGTACTTTGGTACATTAATACTTTGCCGCCGCTCGTGCCACTCCCGCATGAACCTTTCGCTTTCAGGCTCAGCCCTATGCTTCGGTTGATAATCCATCAAACAATTCCTTTGTTAGTATCGGTACCCCGCGCTCGCGCTCTAGTTGCTCGACGCCGGGGCGACCTTTCTTCTCTAGCCAGGAGGCCTCTTCTGCGTTCCATAGACCCTCTGCAATGCCCGCAGAAAATCGGAACGGTAGATACCGCCCACCGAATTGTTTCTCGTACTCAGCGTACCTGCGATGCTCTGCTACGGCTAAGCACTGGACGGCAGCCAGAAAGGTTTGGGGGTCCATGGCAGGTGCGCCAGTAGACCCTCCGAAATCAGGCATTTCAGCCTCGTGTGCAATAATGTCCAAGTAGTATCGCATCAGGTCATCTAGTCTAATACTGGACGAATACTTGCGGGCCTCTACGTCGTCAAAAATGTCGTTGTGCTTGAACTGGTGGCCGGTACCGAACAGTTTGTCGTTTACGCATACTACAAAGTCGCCACCCTTGGGCGTCGTCTGCTTAGCATGTCTACCGGGCATCAGGATTGTTACGTTAGGATACGGTTCCATGGAAAGGCTTTTTACTTTGCCGCCCATGGCATACGGTATCAGGTTATTAAGTTCTTCGAATCGCATAATGTCAATTCCATGTACTGCTAAAGCAGTTTCCTTCACACCCGGCAATCATCACAAGCAGATTGGGTCTGCCAGCATAAATCGCGTTACCGTCGCTCAGGGGTCGGATTACGTCTTCTATCGCAAGCCCGAGAGCGGGGTCGGCCAGGTGTCTGGCAATATTGTAGTATGTTACCGATGCGTCGGATATATGGTTTATAATCACATTACCGAATTCTGTTCCATCTGCCGAACGCATCCATACATGGTAATGTGCCAATTTGGTTTTCATGCCGGGACCTTGGCACCAATTTTCTCTAGGCCAGCGGCGTCCCAATCGAATACCCATCCTTGCGCGGCTAGGGCATCCTTAACTTCTGTTGCATGATGCCCACAGAAGTTAAGTTCAAGGTCACCCTTGAAAACGCGCAGATAGGCTCGCTTGCGGCATCTGTCACACAACATTCTATCACACCCCTCTAGGCGGGTCAATGTCCGGCGCGGCCCTGCGGGCAGCCTCATCGGCCTCTGCCTTAATCTTCTCTAATGCGATTAGATATTCAGTATTAAGTGTAGCATATTTGTCTCTGAGGTCGTAATAGTCTTTACGCCATTTATCAACTTCGCTTTCGAGAGCCTTTACTTCTTCTCTAAGAGCAACAATTTCGATGCGCAATTCGTTTCTGATATTGGCCGCTTCATCAATTCTAACCTTGGAGCGGCCAAGCCATACCTCCAATAGTTTTAGTCCGGTACCACCCAGGATGGTACCGATGAGCGCTAACCATGCCGGGTCCACATGGATTGCCAGGGCTACGGGTATGAATATTAATACGGTCATGCTTGACCCCGCTTAACAGCAGACCGTAGCACCAGGCATATCAGGCCCAGCGTTAGCGGAGCGAGCCATTGCAGCGGTATAGGACCAGCCACAATGAAGATAGCAATTACCTGATATAGTCTCGCCAAGAACAGCAGAAAGAACCCTGCCGAGCGGAACTGAGTCAGATTTCTATACAACCCGTAAAGGATTAGTATGGCCCCCACAGCCAGTACCGCCGCCCATAGCCAGGACATGGCCGCGCTCGTCAAAACCATTGTAAGCGGGGTAGGGTGAATCGCCCTACCAATAGCATATAGTGGGGTAAAAAAGTATGCAGCACTGATTAGACTAGTCACGGCTATGACTGTTTCAAGCAATCGTAGCGGTGTACTATGAAATGTTCTAAATACTCCTGTGCCCTTCATATCCCCAATTTTAAACTACTACGGGCTCTAATGCGAAGTTATGTTTTAACTAAGTCGGCGGCTAGAATATCTGGTCCCCAATAAGCGTGCTTCAAAAGGTATTGGTCTACCGCTTGGATGCCGTCGCGGCGTCCAACCAGTATAACTAACCAACGAGGTTCCTTTTTGCCAATCATACAGGCACCGCACACAAACATTTCTAAGTCCGGTTTAAGTGCTGACTTACGACGGTGTAATTGTGCTTTGTGCTTCTGACAAACTGTGCAGGTCATTGTTACCTGCCCCGTGGTTTCAGTCATCGTCGTGGTCATCGTCTCCAACAATTTCGTATTCGTCATTTTCCAATTCTAGTTCAAAGCGCTGTCCCTCTTCGTCCCAATAGACGACGGAGTAAAAAGCGTTACGTTGAGAAAGTATAGCATACCTATGGTATGCGGGCAACCACACAACTGTTTTAGGCACTGTCTCTCCTAGAGGGTTTCACCACCGGCCTGATTGGAATACCGTTCTTATTCAATTCTGCCAGGCCCATGAGCAGAACTTTTAGTTGTTCCTTTGCGTCACCACTGAATGAATCAATGTTGTCCTGGAACATTACAAACGTCAACGTTTGGTCATTCTCGTACACATCATAGTCAAAACCTCTGGGCCAGGGGCGGGTACGAATGTAATCACCCACAAGGTCATATAACGAAGGTGGCCCACCACTATATAAACTAGCCAATGTCTGCCCTAATCTGCTTCCAGATATCTGGTGTTTTATGCTCGTTCTTCTGTGGGTCTATCTTCCCATTATTCAAGAACACTCCACCCCATGTTCCATATTCCCCGCCCTCGACCCCGGCCTGATAGCACAGGGCTCTCACAGGACAGGATAAACATATTGAATCGGCTACCTTAGCCGTGCGAGGGTCGGTCTCGTATTCCTCAAACCACATGCCGGGGGTGAAGTGCTGGCACAGGGAGTAATCTTGCCAACGTACCTCTGTTGGCTCATCTGACATTTCGCTTATCTACTTTCCAGGTTCCGTCGTCGCCCACCGGGAACCGGTTGGCGTATCCCCACTTGCCATTACGGTAGATACCCTTCTTCGAATAAATAGCCTTGGCTTGAGGGTTAAAGAAAACAATGGTGTACCCGTCCCAAAAGGCGTCAACTCCACGAGCGCGCTGGGTACGAACGAGGCGGTGCGCCTCACTAATGTTCAACTGCATGACATAGCCTTTCCAGTTATAGTCATTCTAGGCGGGGATGCGGGAGGGACGGTAACAAGTTACCGTCCCTCCCTATGTTTGGTGCTACGCGATTATCAGGCGGATGAGCCTGAGCCAGCGGCTCCACTTACAGTACGCATAAATGATGCGTCCTTGAAGTCGTTAGGCTGGTCACGCGCATTCTTGCGAGCCAACGATTCAACATCGGAACGTGCTGCGTATGCGTCCAGAGCAACATCATAGTTAATGAAAGAAGCCCGTAGTACGCCAGCGGCAGCGGCGTGCGCGGCGTTTTCAACGTCGTTGGCCTCAGGACCGAGGCCCTGTAGGTTATCGCTAGCAGTCTTGGCGGTACCACGACCACCAACGACCATTGCGTCCAAATCTGACTGTGCCATATTGTTTACCTCCCAGTTGTACTAGAATATGCTCTGTCACGAACAATACCATAGTATCTTGAGAGACATTTAATGTCAAATCAGATTGTGCAATAAGATACTGGTCCATTCAACCTTACCGGTTTTCAGGTCCAGCACCATGGCCGACCACATGTCATCGTTGCACTCAAGTCCGTAGGTGTAAACCCAGTGCGGGTCACCGTCCCGAGGAACGAGGTTTCCCCACTCGTACTTTTCATGCATGTGACCGTGGAAGTGGAAGTCCGGCCTAATACCGTCAATAACCCGGTCGACACGCTGCCGGTGAATCTGGCTGTCGATATCGGGCTTAAGCCGGTGACCGAACGGAGTGCGATTGGAGCAGTCGTGGGTTAGCAGGTAATCCACGTGAACACCATTACCGAACCGGGTAGCCAGAAGGGCGTCTACCTCAGCGTCGGTTAGTTGCTCGTCAGGGCTCCAAATACGCTTACCCTTGGTGCGCCGGTACTCTTCCCTGTAGTCCCTGTCAATTGACACGGCACCACCGGCCACCACGAATTGTTTGCCGCCCCACATGAAGTCGTGGACCCGTGGAGACAGCAGCACATTGGAGGCGACGTATGCCCAGCCGTGAGCCTTAACAGGCCCGTGCTCGACAACGGCGTTCCACCACTCGTAGTTTTCGTGGTTACCAGGAATGGCAAAGACCTGGACATTATTGGCCTTAGCGTAATCGTTAATCTCTTCGATAAACTTTAGGCCCTCCATGCCCCACCACAGACCGAAGTCACCGAGCACAACAATGCGCTCGATGCCACCAATCCGCTTTGCCACGTCAATCTTACGCTTAACAGTTAGGGCGTCTCCATGAGTGTCACCCACGAGCATGACCTTAATTAGACTCACCCCCTAAGGTAATTGATTGCTTTGTCCAACAGGTCAACAGAGTCTCGGAATTGTCCGAGCCCCCAATTACACGATTTACACAGCAGTCCCCGAACCTTGCGCGTCTCATGGCAATGGTCTAGGTGTGCTGTCAGGTAGTCTAGCGGAGCGGAACAGATTGCGCAAGCATGAGATTGTGCGTCAAGCATTCTGTTTACATCTTCTCGCGCGACACCGTATTTGTATTTTCTATTCGCAGATACTCTAATTTCGGCTAGACGTGAGGGATTACTTGCGTATCTTGATTTGAACTTTAATAAGACACACGACTTACAATCTCCCCGCCGTCTTCCGACACTCTTGTCCGCAAAATCAAATTCTGTCTCGGGCTTTTCTAAATGGCAATAAGTACACTTCTTCATATGAGAATTGTACCACAGCAATCTTCACAAACCTTAGTGGTTGAGTTGGCGGTCCAGAATTCTGTTCTCTTGTTCAAGTATCTTGGCAACCTGTAGCCGGTGCTCGGCTTCGGCAATCTCCCGCTGTCTGCGCTTAAGGTCCTTGTCCTCACGCTTCGGCAACTTGAACTTTAATCCCAGGTCACCTCGACAAGTCATAACTGCTAAAACGATTGGAAGAATCACCGGCCAGGCCAGACAAGTAAGTCCGGCAGCAGGTTCGGGCTCAAACATGCCGCAGCGACGACCATATGAGGCCATTACTTGATATGAAACTCCGGTCATAGCCAGATACAGCATAGAAGAGAATATCCAGATGAATGCCACCAGCATCATGTGCTCCTACAGTACGAATTTATCGGTGAACTTATCGGCCAGACTGTACTTGAGACAGTCCTTTGCTGGAACGAACCAGCCGTCGTCCAGGATTTCCTGGTCAATGTTTGGAATATTAGCGTATTTCTTGTAGTGTGCGACCGTTGACTTAAAGTAACGGTCCTTCCACTTACGATACCGCTCGACCTGTTGCGGTGTGGACTCAAACGAAGCAATCTGTCCATAGTGGATAAGATGCTCTGCATTACGTCCGATGTACCGCTCGCCAGGCGAGCCGGTAATAGCAAGAATAGAACCAGCACTGAACGCCATATTGGGAACAATAGTTCGCACTATAACTCCGTTGGCCTTTGCTAGTTCTACCAGTTCTACCAAGTGTCCTACCAAGTGAGCATAACCACCCATGGAATTAATCCACAGGTCAATATACCCCTCGGCGTGCTCGGCTTGCTTATTGATTTCTCTTGTGAAGGGAACAACAATTGACGCCTCTAGTTCGTCGTCAAAGTCCCCGATGAAAAAGGTGTTACCCTTATGACTTCCAGGCATGTATTACTTTTCTGTTTTGTCAGCGGGGTCTAGATTGTGGTCCTTCATGATGCGCTGTACATCTTCTAAATCCTTGGACCGCTGACCCTTAGCGTGGAGTAGGCAGGCTAAAATCACTGCCTCTCCATAGTGCATTAATTCTTCGTCTCGTATGTAGGCTATCTGGTTCATACGCCAACCATTGTTCATGTCAACCATTGTAGCAGAGCCGGGGTGGGTCTGTCCACCCCGGCTTTGCCGGTCAGCCGAACGGAGTATAGCCAGCCGGGACCGCCGCAGCAGCCTTGGCCTTAGTCTTATCCATGCTGAATACAATTGGCCCGTCGTCAGGCTTGGTTACTACCGCTAAGACCTCAAGGCGGCAGCACCGCATCTTGCGGCTGTCGTCGTTAGGGATAGAAACCACGTCGCGTGGGTTAACACGAACCTTGACCTTAACGTTACCGCTGAATCCCTGTGCGAAGGTCCAGTCGCCCACGTGCAGTCCGGTCGAACAACCCTTATTGTGGTTGTCGTCACATTCCTTACGAGGCATGGTGACCACCGAGCCGACCGGGTACCTAACGTAGTCGTTAACTACCTCTACGCCGTCCACAAAAGCGTGGCCTTGGTGAGTCGAGCGGTAGACAGGGTTTTGCGGGTCAGTGTTGTCTGAATAAACAGACTTATACCCGATGATATAGCCCTCGTCGTCAATGGCGAATTCGTGCTTAGCCAGCCAGCGGTGCAAAGCCTCGCGGCTGTGAGCGCTCGGGTTGGTTTCTACCAATTCCCAGAACTTGACAATTGGCGAATAGTCGTCGGTGCCAGTCTTGATTACTCGTACTAGGTGGTCCGCGAGCGGACCGGTACGAACCTCTCCGTCGAAACGGATAAGTCCGTGGTCATAGGTGAAGCGCTCTGAGAGCACCATCAACTTAGCGGCTGCCGCACCGATTGGGTCAAACAGGTCGAACACCGACTTATCGTTGTTCTTTAGCAATTCTACAATCCGGTCCCAGTTAGGGTGGTTTGAGTCTGCCTGGTGCAGCGGCGAATCTGAATCAGGGTCAAGGGCGACTACAGAGTCAACCTTGTCTCCCCGATTAAAGATAAAGGAAATCTTTTCAGACATTTCCTTCCTTTCTTGCTGCAATGGCAGCGTATTTTGCATTAATATAAATGTAAAGGTCTTCGGTATGACGAGCCCATCGGCCATAATTAATGCCGCTGAGTCCGTATTCTATGATGGGATACCGCTTCTCAACCTCGGTATACTCGGTATGAGATTCCAGTACCTTGAACTTAAGCCCCAACATCGAGGCCCGCTGTAGGTTCTTATCATACCCGTCAGGCTTGACGATATCCGTTCTCTTGGATATCCTAATTAGGCGCTTAAAGTCCGGGTCATCAATCTTGGTTTCGTCATACTTGGCAAGCACACGACGTTGACTCACGTCTAGACCGAAGTATTCTTTCTGCTCCCCATTGTACATGGATTCGCCGTCCAAGTCAACCTGTGTCTTGAAGTGTTGTATGATATGGGTGGCATTGGGAAATGCCTTGGTGAAGGTATTGATTCGGTTATACGGAACAATTACCACGGAGTTGTCAAGGCCGAATTCAGCGGTAATTCTGTGCCAGTCACCGCGTCGCTCCCATTGCTTGATTTCGTCAAGGTGAGCCCAATACTTAGCCTTCTTTAATGGCTTTCCATATACCCGGCTGCCGTCAGGCTTGAACAGGTCCCAGGACCCCTTGATGCGTCCAGCAGCACGAGCCACACGGGCAGGGGGCGGCGTCTGAGCCTTTAGGTCGTCCCAGGAAATTACCAGCGAGGGGTCAACCCACTCTGAATTCCACGAGGCGTCAGAGGTCGCGTAGACGACGTTGGGGAGCCTGCCTGTGGCCGGTCCATACTTGGTCAGCGCCCATGACTTGAGGCGTTCCTTTTGGTAAGAGCCAATAGAGTTTACTCCGGTGACAACCATAAAGTCCGAGTCCAGGTCAATGTGGCTCTTATGACGATGCTTGCCAATTTGCTCTACAGGATACCGGCGATAGTGCGTCTTCCACTCGTAGCCCTCAAACTCCAATTCGCCAGGAATCTTTTCACCCTTATAGGGAATGCGAACGCGGAGCAGGTTATACCACTTGCGAGAGAACTTCAACGCCTCCCACTTTGTCTTTGCGTGACCGACTTCCTTCTCGGCCAGGTTGCGGCGCTCAGTAATGTAACCATCCACAATAGTCTGAATAGTCTTCGTGGTCAGGTCGGTGTACTTAAGCGCTTCACGGGCCGGAACGAACTCTACGTCGCCAATGTTGACATAGGCAACAAATGGCACATATGAGTCGTGGCTCGGGAATAGGCTGGACGGGTTGTTGACCGGATAAGGAACATTACCCATAACCACATAAGAGTCGCGGTCCACGGTATTGCGATAAAGATTCTTGCCCAGTTTGTTATCCTTATTGATGAAAGGATTCTCGACGGGACCACCATTGATGGTTACCGTTCCTTCCTCCCAGAACTTGTAAAACCGGTAGGCGATGCGGTTAAACTCATCAACGTTTGAAACCGGAACCTCAACGGATACCCCGTCGCGCTCGTCGGTGACCCGAGAGATTACTTCCTTCAAGACCATGCGACCATCGTCCTTGCGGGTGATGACCGCGTAAACCTTTTGGCCGTCCTTGACCGAGGTAACCGTGAACGAGTTTGTGTAGGCCAGAGCCGACTTACAACCATAACCCAGCAGACCGTTGGTGTCCTTGCTGGCGCGCTTATTGGACTTACCGAAAGAGGTGTAAAGTTCCTTCAACTCAGTTGAGGTTAGCCCGACACCGTGGTCGGTGACCCTAAAGAATGGGTGCAGGTCATCGGGGCTGGGCAGCGTCACATCAATAGGGTCTGTAATGCCTGCCATGATGTGGGAGTCCATAGCATTTGTGCTATATTCTCTGATTACCGCCAGTGAGCGGTTGGAGTAAAGGTCCGACAGTGAATCCATGATAAGATGGAACGCTGTCGGGTCAATCGTAAACTCTACCTCTTCGCCGGGTAGGGTATCAATAACTTCGCCCTGGTGCTTGACCGGAATCAAAGTTTAATCCTTTCGTTTAAGTCGTTCTATGTCTCGTCTAAAGTGATTCGGATTGACGTATTCCGTCTTGAACTTCCATCGTAGCCATAAACCACCCACTACGATAAAGCCTATCGCATTGCCGACCCACATTGTGGGGTCACCGGCATAGGCTATGAAATTAAGGATTGCTGCGAACAGGTAGCATAGGTAAACTGAGAACAGACCTCGACCCACGAGTTTACGGTTGCGTCGTATTTTACCCCAAAACAGGGTGGCCCCCGAGGCAAAGATAATAAGTCCAATTATTGCCAGGGACAGGTGACTGGTATAAAGAGAATGCAACGCGCTAACCGACGGGTCTCCATGACTAAAGACAGTAACAACACCGGCTAGCATCAGGTAGACAGCAATGAGATATTTAAACGCGCCTATGGCGCGCTCTGCCCATGCTTCATAGGTTCTCTTCATAACCATATTGTATGACTAATTGTTCAACAAAGCAATGTGTGTCCGCGAAGGGATTTGAACCCTTACTGGATAGGCCCTCAACCTATTGCCTCTACCTATTGGGCTACGCGAACGAACGGTCTAACTCTTCCTGGCTAACAATATCAGGATTGGCAATCCGTCTGACTATTTTAGACTTTACGAAATACATGTCACTGGGGTCACCGCAATGCTTTGCGTCCAATACCTCGGCCTCGGCGTGACCATAGTTTGTTTTCCAAACTAAGGTGTCACCAACGGAAACACCACCACTGACCCAACAAGGTCCATAATAAGTGCCGTCGTCCTTAGCCTCAAAATAGTGGTTGTGTCCCCACCTTGTGGAACGAAAGTCAATTGTTCTCATATCTTACCTCATGCATCCAGGGAACAATGTTATTAGCGGAGTATGGATTAAAGTATTCCAGTACCGGCCCGCACCATACACCCGGCTCGGCGTGACAGCGTGGACACTCTTTGGCTAATGCCTGTTCATGGTCACTCATAGCATTTCCACCTTGTCTACTGGGAAGCCCAGACGGTCCAGGGCATCCATGAATTCCTTAACGTCAGCCTCGGGCACGGTCCGGTGGACCTGAGCCTCAAAGGCCGGTATTGTCCAGTAAATTGCGTACATGATTATTCCTTCTTGCGGAGAGCAGAGTATTCGAAACCCAGACCTTTCGGTCCAACTCGGCTAGCAACCGGTTCCTGCGCGCCTGTCAGGTTTGCTCTCCTGGTATGATTTCAATATCCCCGTAGATGAGGATATTGATTGTTCTGTCATTTACTCGTTCATAAGTATATCCGTGAACCTGTGGGTAATCGGTCATGAGTCTATCCATGACCTCTTCAACAAAGGCGTCGTCGTCAAGGTCACGGTTATTATGTGTTTTTACCCTTAGTAAACAATGCTGCATAACGTTGGCGGTACTGGATTTGAACCAGCGACCTCATCCGTGTCGAGGATGCATTCTGCCAGACTGAACTAACCGCCAGGGTTGCGGTACGAAGACTGGTTAAGTTCTTTACCGCGCCGGTAACCTTTATACCGAAATTTAGTGGAGTCTCTAACCCCGTCTCCACAAGGGCCAGATGTTGGGAGGCTCTGAAACCTCTTAGGCCACCACAGCCCAAGTGCCCCTAGTGGGATTCGAACCCACGACACCTTGATTTTAAGTCAAGTTCCTCTAGCCGCTGGGATATAGGGGCATTGAACCGTGTGAGCATTGAGGCCGGTATCCACGCCCCTCACTACGCCGCTAAGCGTATACACTTGTACCCTCGGTGGGAGTTGAACCCTACTGTCGTCACGTTATAAGCGTGCTGCATTTACCACTCATGCTACGAGGGCGTGACAGGACCGTTAACGTAAGCGGGGTTGGAATCCCACCCAAGACTCATTATCCGGCACGGTCCTACACCGGGTGTCTTGTGCGCCCGGTTTATGGTTACGGGCTGTTGTAGCCGTAGCGGGATTCGAACCCGCACTGTAGTGGTTTTGAATCACTCGCCTCCTGCCAGTTGGGCTATACGGCCATGTGCCCTGCTGCCTAAGGGGCCGCGCGTCTCGGCATGTCTGGCAGTCCAGGGACTTGGTGTTTTAACGTCCTTCACCCGACGACACCCCACCGTGCGATTAGTGGTTAGTGGGATTGGTTACCCCAGCACCCTTAAGTGCCTCGTACCCGTAACAGGAGTCGAACCTGCAACCTCTTGGACCTAAACCAAGCGCCTCTACCAGTTGGGCTACACGGGCAAGGACGGTAAGGCCCGTGAGATTGCCCCACCGTCACCTACATTGTACAGGGTAGCCTAGGGTGTGTCAAGTGGTGGAAAGCCACCCATTTCCTCGGCTACCCGGCGACCCTCTTCGGTAAGCATGAAAACCTCTTCAAGCCCACCGTTCTCAGTCTGCTGAAAACTCATCTGCAAAAGACCCTTATCCATGAGCGAACGAATGCTTTCGTCAATGTCTCGCTGAATGTCTTCCCAGACAAGTTCATAAAGACCGGGGTGTAGGATTTCTAACTTTGCGAGGTCGAACTTAATCAACCCCTCTTCGTTAATGTCGATAATGGACCCGTCATCCTTCATCGACTCTAGTTCACGCTCAAACTGCTCGTCAAAGTCATCCATTACTTGTATCCAACCTCATTCCCAATTCTTGGTGCAGCGATAATGCTGCCCGGTCCTTCGATAACATTACTGTCGGGGCCTGGGTGCCTGGTACGTAGATAAACTATTTGATTCCGATAGTCAACGTCAACCTTGATAATGTCCATGCCCATGAACTTTTTAGGCTCTCCGAACAAACCCTTTCTTGGCAGTTCCCGGTACATTTGCTCGGTAATCTTAAACTGCAAAAACCCCGGCCCTGCCGCGTCAATGCGATAAGAGCCCTGCAATGTAACATCTGGCTTAGTCGCATTGTCAATTGCGTCCTGGACCACACCCCGGCTTTTACGCTTTACCGGTTCGTTGCGAAGCATGACCGGATTATAGTGATTGGTGCAGTCTGCACACTCACACTCGGTTAAGTCGAAACCCAGAGTACGTTCTGACTCACGTGTTTTGTGAATTAGTTTAACGTACTCTGGGTCCGACCACCGCTTGTCGTAGTTAAGCATCGGAGTAAGCATGCTCTCCAAGGCCTTTAGACCAACGCTCATTACAACGGTCATCACCAGAACGATGACCAGTGCAATAATCACACCTGGACTCCATTCTTGAACATTTCGATGTAACCGATAACTTGGTCTTCGGATACCGGCGTGAAGTCATGGGCATCGGCTCCAACGTGCACCTGGGGCGTTCCTAGGCGGCTCTGAGACAGTACAGAATTGGAGTGGGTGTGACCATGCACCAGAATTGTTCCGTCGTCAGACAGGCGCTCAGAGGCGAACCGGTCGTCGCCGTGGCTGTCGCCGTCGTACGGGAAGTGGCTCAGATTAACAACTGTACCGTCTGCCAACCTAATGCCACGCTGAGCGGGAGCAATGGCAACAAACCACTTGCCGTATTCGGCAATCCAGCGCTCGCGCTGGGCTTCCTTTACCTGAAACAGCCGGTCGTGGTTGCCGACGACCAGAATCTTATGGCCGTTCAGCCGCGACAGCGACTTATCCCAGTCCACCCATGCCCCTAGGGCAACGTCGCCCAGGTGGTAAACGGTGTCGTCCTCACCAACGACGTTATTCCAGTTATGGATAAGCGTCTCGTTCATGTGGGACACGTCCTTGAAGGGACGACCACACAATTCAATTATCCGCGCGTGCCCAAAATGGGTATCGCTAGTGAAGAATCTACTCATTGTTTACTCCCAATTTGCATAGATGATGTAGGAGAGCATTCCTACCAGAGAAATAACCGTGACGTACCACGGCACCAAAGGAATGGATAATCCGATGCCGAAGCCGAGAAGACCGAGCCCGCCGATTCTGAAAACCTGTTCCATGTTACTTACCAATCTCTCTCATGGCGCGCTTCCACGCCTTTAGCAATTGTCTCTCTCTAGAGTATACCAGCCAGCACAGGGTCATGTCTACCACCGCTTAATGATATTATGCCAGTCGTCCACTACGAGGTCTCGCAGCGGGTGAAAATACTTGAATGCTCGGCCACGAACCTTCCATACATAGATGGGGTCGCGCTGCAATCTCAAAACAACGTTGCCCCTGGCGTTGGTTTCGGGGCTTTCGCCCATCTTGTACCAGTGACGCTGCTTAATCGGAATTGTCCGAGACGTGCAGTTTTGTCTGTTGCCGTTGTCCGGGGTACGCAAAGACGTGGTATTCCTGTGTACGTCACCACGGTATTGAACAATAGCCTTGGCTCCATCGAACCACACGCTGTTGCCGGTAATGATTGAATAACACAGTTCGGTCTTGAACGGCGTCATCTTATCGGCATGGCCTCGGTCCGGCCACCAGTAGTACAGGGTATCGAGGTTAAGGCTGACGGTCATAAACCGATGCTCAAACATGCCGTCCGGCAGCACGGCAAAGGTCTTCTCTGCGCGCCAGGTGGTCAACTTGGTTTGAACGGTAATGATTCGACACTTTGTACCGCAGCCACCGGGACCGCTAGGCTTGCCGCCTCGGTCGTCGGCGTGCGCCGGTACGCCTAGCATAGCCAGCGCCATAGCCAGCGCTGCCACGAGAACAATTAGGCGACGCATCAAAGTACCGCCACAATTGCTGCGAGCGCCACAAAGGCTACCAGCAGGGCCAGGACGGGCAGTACCTCACGCTGGGCGAGCAGGTGCACGTCCCAGCGTAGTTCGTCCTTAACACGCTCCCAGCGAGTCATGTTTGCTCGCTCTTCGGGAGTTGAATCTACGAAATCTGCACGATGGTCAGACATATTAATCCTTTCAAAGTAATGTACCCCGGCCACCTGGCGGGCCGGGGTACTCCGGGTACGTTTCGTCCAGGTCCCGGTTCCTCATTATTGGCATGCAGAGGAAGTCTTTATATGGAGGGGTTTTGTAGCCGTCGCTTTTGTCCCCCTTACAACGATAGTATAAATACCGTCGATACCTGGCGGTTGCATCCTGTCCGCAATCTCCCATTATAGTTGGGCGCATTCGGTGGTCCTAATGCTATCAGGCCTTAATCAGCGTAGTTTAGCAGCCCGACATACGCCATGGTCGTACCCCTGAGTCACGTAAGGGGTGGGGGCGGTGACAGTCCCCGCGTTTAGTTGCCGGGAGAGGTAGGAGGAAGGTGGAAGGAGGTTAACCCCTCCCGGCAAGTTTTGTTACCGGCCCATCCCATCGCCACGTACAAGCGTAGGTCAATGGGCCGGTAAGTTAAATAAGGGTAGTGGCTTGCTTAAGACCACCGGAACACGGGCTAAGCGGCACCCTACCCTACTCCCACGGCACGATAGTTATTGTTTCAAACTACCAGGCATTCCACCCACGGCGGTGTTTTCGCGGATTATTCCATTCGACCGTTGCTTCATATCCCCGGCCCTTCGGCTTATCGGGGGTAACTCCACACTCTCGTCTTGACCCTTAAATTCTATTTAGTTAAGTAGTAACCGCGCCGGGGATTCGAACCCTGGTCAACTAGTATTGCCAATTCGCGGCATGTATGTGGTAGCAAGTTATCTCGTCTAAACCGAGGGAGCGGGTGCGCGTTGCGTTCGTGACCTCGGGGTAGGTTCTCTTATGCTTGCTAATAACGAGGCGGCTCCTACGTTGTCGGGACCTCGTGCTTCCCTGATAGGGAGAGTCTAGCACGGCCACAAAGCCGTGTCAACCCCAATTTAACTTCGTTCTGCCAGAGTCTTATTCTCTTCTGTGAATCGCTCTTCCAGGCTGTTAATCTCTTCAACCATCTTTTCCACGTGTGGACTGCGCAGCAACTTTTGCTGTCGCTCCCAGGCGTTATTAAGATTGTTAAGTGACCTATACAAGTCCATGGTCTGGTCTTCGCCCAGTGGCTCTAGGTCTTCCATGGTTACCGGCGTTACCTGAGACTTTAGTTCGTCTGGCATGTTTTGATACTGACCCAGGGCAAGGCGATGATAATATGGCATCGCTTTCAAACGCTCTTCGGCGGCTTTTTCAGAGGCCATTACCTTTCGTACCGGGTGGAACGTAATGGTAGCAAAAACAATGGCCCACAACAGCGGCACTCCAATCAGCGTCCAAAAACTAATGGCAACGTACGGAGGAACCAATGAGACGAGCCACCCGATGCCGGTGATTACGGCCAGGGCAATTGTAGAAATGTTTGCCGCATTTGCGTCCCCGCCCAGCAAATCTCTGATATATCTTTCAATCATGCTAGTTCCTTATTGCTCATTCGGTACTGCTGGATTAGTGTCTCGGCCTCGTCTAGATGCTGCTGGTGACGGGGCTGACGCAAAATGGCTTCCTGCTTTTGGTACTCGTCCCTGAGGTCCCGAATCTTATCGTGGTACACCCGGACCTCATCCCTAGTAAACTCACTAATAACGTCCACGCTCATGGTCGGCAGTTGCCGACGTAGGTCGTCAGGCAGACTCAGGTATGTCTTATATGCTTCTGCCATAAGTATGTCCTCATGACGCAACTGCCTAAACGAGTTAGTGCAAAACAGATAGATGATTATTGCCCAGCCAAGTATGGGCAGCAGTGCTACGAACTGCCAAAGCGCCCAAGGAAAACACAGGATGATGATTTCAACCATAACGGTAAGGATTGTACCCATCGCCATTAAAGGCCCGTCGGGTACGTCATCGAAGTCGTACTCGGCAATCCACTTAATGTTATTGCTCATGGTGTCCATAATCCAAACAGTGAGTCGGGCTCGCCATTGCTGAACGCGCCTCCATAAAAGGTTTCTTCTCGCACCCCGAATCCGTGATAAGTCAGCCACGTGGGCTGAATTGCCACGACGTGCGTCGGGTCCATGCCTAGCACGTCAGTAGTGCGAGGATTGGGGGTGGAGATAACCACCCCTTGGGTAGCCTTGTGCTTCATTTGCTGTAAAAGGAATTCCCAACGTGTTAGGTGCTCTAGCAGTTCAAGGGCAACAAACCAGTGGGCCTCACGGGGAGGCGTCCAGTAGTTAAGGTCCGTTCCGTCGATACCGCCGTCAACCGGAATATACCGGCCACGCCAGCCGTACTCGGCCCGCAGGGTATAGTCGAATTCCGTCATACCGGCACCCACGTCGAAAATGGTCATGGAGTCGTCCAGTCCATTTAGGTACATTGTGTCGATAGCGTGCCGGTAGCGAACGGCGCGGTATTCATACTTACCGCTGCGCTCGTCCATGTAGTTATCGCAATTCTGAATCGTCGGCGTCCAAGTCATCAGTAACCATATTCCGAAAGGTGATTACTGTAGCGACGCCACTCGGCCTCGTAAGCCCGAGTCTCGCGCTCGTACTCCCAGATTTCCCGCTCAATGTCTTCCCAGCGCATACCCTCAAAATCAGGGTCGGGCTCGGTATCGGGGTCGGGGGCATCTGCAAAGCGAGAATCCTCGCCGAACGCCGCCATGTGACCGGCCATGGTATATGCCTCAATAGCATGGCTGGCGTCGCCAGCGTCACTACCATCTACCTCGTAATACATCATTCCTCCTAGTAACTGTGACAGTCAAAGCAGCCAGCGGACTTGCCGCAGGACTCGCACTTACCATAACTCATGGAAAACCAGCCAAGAATCTGACAAATCTTGCACTTGGTCTTCTCGTGGCAGGGTTCACAAACAAACATGACCGTCTCCTAACTTGTGCCTACAGCCTACACGACTCAGGACTGCCTGTCAAGAGTGACTTTTGCCCTCTTGACCTCGCGCATCATGGCTGCCGTAGCCTCGTCTCCACCAACGCTTACCACGTATCCAGGCAGAACGTTAACGTCGTATCCAAACCGTACCGCGTCGAGCGCGGTAGCCTTAACGCAGTGGTCACCGGCAATGCCCACAATGTCTACCCGGTCTACGCCATGGGCTAACAGGTATTCATCTAAATCTGTCCCGTCCATGTTATAGCCCTGGAAGCCCGAATAGTCTGGCTTACCCTGGCCCTTGCGGAAAACGTGATGAGCGTCAAACGGCAGACTAGCATTAAGCAGGGCTGGGTGCAATTGGGCACCCTCGGTACCGCCGACACAGTGCACCGGCCAGGTGCTTACAAAGTCTGGCTCGTTGGTTACCGCAAAGTGTCCACCGTTGGTGTCGGGCAGAGCATTGTGGTAATCCTTGGTGAACAGTACAAAGTCGTAGTCACGATGATTGCGGGTAACATAATCAGCAATTGCATTCGCAATCCGGTCACCGCCCTTGACTGCCAGGGCACCGCCCTCGGTAAAGTCGTTTTGTACGTCAACGATAATCAGTGCGTTAGTCATATGTTTCCCACCTAATTACAATCATTGGTTCCTGATGCTCATTGGGGCCATAACCAACCCACTCTGAGCCTATCTCGATATTAACTGTTGAACCGGGCGGCACCGAGTTGACAGCCGCCTTTAAGTCTTCGAAGTCTGAGCCGGTACGGACCTCAATTTCATGCGTTGTCTTAATCATCAGAACACCTGTCTCCACCTAGGCGTCATCCCTGTCACCGCGTCGGCTCTGATTTCTACAATCTCAAACAGGAGGCCGCACTGACACTCCCACACGCTGCCGAGACCTATTGCGTTGTTCAGGTTGCCTCTTGGATAATCGTGTGCGTGCGGAGGCTTAACATCTTTCCAAGGCATCAGAAACCATTCCTATCATACTCTAGTAACATAGTGTGCTTTCGTGCCGCTTGCCGACTGGCACCCAGGGCGACCTGTAGTCGCTCATTATGGTTGCTTGGGTCAATGAGACGGTACTTAAGTCCGTACCGCTCGGCTACGTCAACCCAGTATTCGTCCGGCGACTCCCGGTGGTCACCGCCATAACGCAGCGGGTCCCGCTCAAAGTCAATATTCGACTTGGTAATGACATAAAGGTCGCTCTTTAGTTCCTCGGCGTCCTTTAGCAGTCCTTGCGGGACCGGGCCTAAAGCCTCACGCCAGTGTGGCTGTTCCCAATAACCAATAGTCGAATACAGGTCGGTGTCTTGGACCAGGAACGGCTTACCAGTAAAGAACTCCATGTGCCGCTGCGCGGCAGCCTGACCTCGCCAGATAGCCGTCATTGACGCAACAGTAATCTCGGGACCAACTGTTTCCAGATAAGGACGTGCCCACTCGTACAGCCAGTGGCCGGGTAGGAATTCAGCCATATCCTGAGACAGCGTTGTCTTACCCGTGGACTCTGCACCAAATACGGTAACCTTCGTGCGCATGCGGCCTTGGAACTCTGGAATCATCATATCAAAGTTCGCTAGCGTGTGCTCGCGCACATCGGTCGCCTTGGTGTAAAGCAGTTCACGGCCAGGGTCGTATGGAATGAATACCCCGCCCAGCAGTTCGGCCAACTTTTGTCCGTACGGCTCACTGGACACGAATGTGTCATTAGGCTGTGCGCCGTGCTCGCGGAGGATGGACTGCCAAATTGTCCAGAACCCCTCAGTGTCCGGGTCCTGTGGCAGTTCCTTGTGGTAGTTACGCAGTTCTACGTCGTAGAGGCGGTCGTGCTTGATAGCCTCAAACATCGAGAAGTACCGCTCGTAGCGCATCGGCTCAGACGGTTGTGTGCAAAGCAGGACCACCGTGTGCTGGCCGAGCGAAGCCGCAAACCTTACTAGGTTCAGGTGGCCTCGGGTCGGCGGCATAGCCGTCATTAATACGAATGTGGTGGTCATGCTGCTAACACCGCTTCCTGTGCTGGTTGCTTAACTTCATTGTCCATACCGCGCTTCCATGCGTACCAACCCCAGGCTGTGTTAGCGAGGAAGAATACGTACTGGAATGCTACCAGGAACAAACCGGCAGTGAAGTACGTGTAAATTGCAAACACGTTTACCAGCCCCCAGATGCCCCAGTTTTCCAACTTCTTGTTATCGAGCATGAACTGTGCCAAAATGGTACCGGCGAAGATTACCGAGTCCGTCCACGCCAGATGACCTCCGAGGGCGGTGGAAATTGCGACGATGACGAGGTAGCCCGCGAGTGCGACCGCAATTGATGCGGCCCACGAGGGGGCCGACATGCGGGTGACAGGCCGTGTGTCGGCATCTGACTTCCATCGAATCCAACCGTACACGAGATACACGGTGAGGAATGCGTTAATGCCTGTTGATGCAAACAGCCCGAACTGGTAAAACAGCAGGCAGTAGGCGGCTGTCGAGACAGCGCCAATCGGGTAATTGATTCTACGCTCCATAACACACAGAAACGTGCAGGAGTAGGAGGTGAATACAGCAAAAGCCTCAAGCCACGACAGGGTGGTAATCCAACCGACTGCCAGGCCAAGGCCATAGGAGAGCGCCGTGAGCGCCAATCCAATAACTACAGATTGAGCAATGTTTGTCATTGCGCCATGCTCACGACGCGGAATTGTAATAAATGACATTTGTTTTCATCCCTTTCAATTGTAGGGCCAAGCCGTCATGTCAACGCTTGAATAAGCCCTACGGGTCTTTTAACTTGTACCTACACTATAGCACGGCTATCGCCGTGTGTCAAGGTAGACTTATTGGTACATTTATGGTGCCTGTGGTTATGCTTGTACCGGTCCCAATGGAGTACGGGCCGGTACTAATAACGTAGCCGCCGTTTTGACGCTTTGGCTTACGCTTTTTCTTCACACCAGACTTTGTACCCTTAGGCATGGTCCACTCAAAGTATACCGAGCCGTCCGGGTGGGTGTGCTGGGTACGGCGGTAATGTGCTCTCACCGTCTTGGGGGCAACGGTAGGATAAGTGCCGTCTGTATTCCAGTCATACATATGTAATTCGTCAGCCAGCGTCTCTGTTACCACCATTGTCTCGGTGGGGTCGAGGTCGAGAACCTTGCCGTCCTGCGGACCTCGATAAAGCCTAACCTTCATAATGCCAAACCTCAAACTCAAACTCGGGGTAAATAGCCTCAGCGGCTAGTAATAGTTGCTCTACCTTCGGCCATTCCAGGCCCCCGATGCCTGAGCCGATTTCAGGAATTGCAATGGTGGTTCCCCACGCTTTTTCGGTAGGAGAGTAGAACCTAAAAAAGTCCATGACTGACGCAAAAACCCATTCATACCGGGCATTTGCTCCGGGATTGTCCTGGGTATAAAGATTAAGGATTACTACGCCACGGTCAGGCACCCCAGTAAACTCACCGGGCACCGCAAGACCAACGTCGCACACATGCTTATAAAACTTGAAGTTGGCGGGGAACTTTTCCTTGATAGTCTTCGCTACCCCGGCCCCCATGACACCTTTGATGTTGGCTCCGTGAGCAATAATCTTTGCGTCTGTTGTAAACAGGTCACCATTACGGTGCTGCATGTTAATTTCCAATCTGTTGACGGAACTTATGTTGCTCCCCGACTAGGATTCGAACCTAGAACTCACTGGTTAACGGCCAGTCACTCTGCCTGATTGAGTTACCGGGGAATGCATTTGCCGAGCATGTTTGTGTTAATCGAAATGCGGACAGGTCTTGCACATGGTTGATAAACGACCAACGTCGGCTCGGACTTGTTTTGTTGTATTTATACTGCCCATATCAGCAACCCCATTAGGATTCGAACCTAAACCATCTAGAACCAAAATCTAGCGTCCTGCCAATTAGACCATGGGGTTGGGTTGCCGTCTTTCCGGCTGTCAGGCTTCCTGGGCCAGTGCCTTATATTTGTATACCGGTTATGACCGTGGCCGGTTGCAGCATCACCACTCGCATCCCACCCGTTTGTTGCAGGTTTTACTCTTAAGCGATACCCGCTCACCGGCCAAAGCCTTGTCCGTGTGCTGCGTGACCATTGTACACCGGGTGTACCGGCCCTGTCAACCTCAGATGTTTCTGACCTCACATGGGTCAGAGTCACCCGGACACCATAACTTTAAACCGTCAGCGCGCCATACGCCGGACACGGGCTTATAGTCTACCTCGGCATATCCGACCGGAGTCAGATAACGGTAAATCAGTGTGTTGTCGGCAGGGCGTAGGTCCAACCACAAGACACCAATACAGCCGCAAACGGTATTGACCTTAGCACGGGTCATGCCACCCTTAACGCTTACCCACTCGGCGTGGGTCATCATCTGTGGGTCCTTGGCCTGAGCCGGTGCGGGTAACAGAACAAACAATGCGGCCAAAGCCGCTACAATCTTTTTCAACTTAATCCTTCTCGATAGTACGAAGCCACATCAAACTGCTGTGACCACGTTAGTGGGTAACCGGTCCAATTGAATGAATCATATACCTGGCCGTCTACGAATACTCTGTAAAGGTACCGGCGCGGGTACAGTTTAATCTCGTCCAGGTATATATCCACCTTCGTCCTCCCAAGTGTCGGTGTACTTTTCACATTCTAAACAAACATTGTTAATCACGATGTTGACAATATTGTGTGCGTCTTTATAAACCACATTACATGAAGGACACCGCATTACTACACACATGACGAGCCACCTATGGGATTCGAACCCATGACCTCAAACTTACCAAGTTTGCGCGCTAACCTAACTGTGCCAAGGCGGCGGGTAGGGAGCGGTACGCTCTGCAAAGTTAGTGCAGTCTAACCACGCCCGCTTACCCCAGAGCCCCTAGCCGGGATTGAGCCGACTTCTCCTGTTTACAAGGCAGGTGCATCACCTTAATGCTTTAGGGGCGAGTGGTGTGTTTTATGTTTCAATACCGGGCTGCTCCGTCACCAGTCCCTAATGAAACAAATGTTCACCGTCCATAGCGGCTGGGGGTTGCGCCGCCACCACGAGCCGATACGGGGAATCGAACCCCGGCTATTCTACATTACGAAAGTAGTACCATACCATTTAGGAGTTATCGGCAGAGGTACCAGGATAGCAGGCCCGGTACCAGATTGTCAAATGAACTTAAGCAGTTCAGACCATGGGCCGTGGTCAGAAGAATTATCGTCTATGTCCACGTAGGCCGCTATTACTTTAAGTCCCTTTAATACTGCACCGTCGATAAGGCGACTACCATGTGTACCGCGCGACGGTAGCCGGTCAACAGCAGACCACACCAGTTTCCACATTGGGAACTTAACCTTGATTGCCGCGCGAGCCCAGCGGTGCTTGAAGTTAATGTTCCAGTCACCGGCCAAGATAGAGGCGTCAGTCTTGAAATGTGTCTTTAGTTGATTACTGCGTCGGCGCAGGTTGTTTGTAGCCTGATGCCAGGCGACCACTCGGTCGGTATGACGGTGGTGGGCCAGGTCGCCCTCTACTCCCGAAGGGAAGTGACAAACCGAAACCACTACGCGCTTACCAGACTCAAGGTGTTCCAGTACCGCGTTTTGTGCATACAGCGGAGACGACAGGTGTCCACCCAACTTGAACAGGTGATGAGACACTAAGTACGACTCGTGGAAGATGACCTTAAATACTGACTTGTCATAAACAATGGCAGAGTCATCTTTGAGTCCCTTGTCGCCAACCACAACACCAAAGCCGGGTACGGCCAGGGCATCCTCGCGGCCCTCGGTAGCCACCTCTGTAAGTGTGATAACTTGTGCGGTTTGAGCGTACTTGAGTACGGCTCGATGCAATGCCTGAATACTACCCTTGTAGAACCCAGACGAATGCGTGTGCTTAAATCTAATCATGTGCTCAGTATATCACGCTTTAGGAGTCAGCGCCACTAACGTCGGTGCTCTTGGGCCTGCGAGCAAACTTCTCCTGGCGCTTGTCACGGCGCTTCTGGGCAGCCTTGTCCTTGCGGCGCTGGTACTTGCGATGCAGAGCAAAGATGGTAAGCACGTTACCCTTTAATTCGGTGTCCCAGTCGCCGTACTCGCGGTACTCTTTTTGGAGTTCTCGCAGGTAGTTAAGGTCGTCACTGATGATGTGCTTATTGCGTGGCCTAGACAATTTCCTCTGCCTTTGCAATAGCCTTATCCATGACCGCGACTACCTCGTCTTCGGTGCGACCTGGGGCATCGTTCCAGTATGGAATGTTTAGCAGTTCGTCGGCACGCTTAAACTCGGGGTACTGCTCCTGAACAATTTCCTGAATAAACTGTGCGTACGGCATGGCCTCTTCACGAACGTAATCAAACTCTCCGGTTTCCTCACCCAGAGCCAAAGCAATGTGGCCGAGAGTACAATAACCATTTGTGTCTTCATCATAATAGGCATCCGTGGTCCAGCGACCCGGAATGTTTGTGCGCATCTTGCGCAGTACACTTACATCAATCTTGTTATCGGACATTAACTTTCCTTTCGTAGAGAGTCCCCAGCGGGACTTGAACCCGCGACCGGCAATTTAGGAAATTGCTGTTCTGCCACTGAACTATGGGGACGTGCGCCAGATGGGAGTCGAACCCACATGTATCCATTATACTTTCAACTGCTTCGGGGGCAGGGGTAATACTAGCGCATTATGGTGGAGGTATTTCAATACCCCGGTCTACGTTATGTCTGTACTCAAGAAGTCGCATGTGATGATATGCCCAAAAGACCAATTGAATAATCGCGGGTATAATTTGGAACCAATACCCGTGTGTTGAGTATACCACGACAGCATAGAACCACACAAGGTAGCCGAGCAGCGGTCCAGCGCTAGAAATGGGCCTGTAGCGCATCAATAAATTCACGATGGACAGAACCACCGCTGCAATTGCTGCGACGCCCCAGAGGCTCACAGCGGGCACCAGGGCTATGTCTGTGGTCAACTGGTAGAGCACGCTGGCCTGCACCGACGCGGTGCTGGTGAAAAACACAAAGGCTATACCCATGTTCAGCGTATATGCCAACATAAGGTATAGCCAAAGAGGGAAGCGTTCACCCTCGCTTCGGTAGATTAATCTTGGCAAATACTTTCTCATGTACTGATTTTACCACACTGTCCACAAAAAGCATTGAGTCTGCTACTCTATCCCAAAAGAAGTTAATCATCGAGGCACTTACCGGATTCGAACCGGTATAAAGTAGGGTTGCAATCTACTGGATAGCCATTCTCCCAAAGCGCCATAGACCGGGCGGGCTGACTCACGAATGCAAGAAGTAGGGTTGTTGCTAGCACAGAGCCCACGGTACTTTCGGATAACCAGCCGGTACGCCGCACTATCACGTAGCGCCCGGTAAAGCCTATTTAATTTTAACGCCCAGTCTTTCGACGTTCTTATCGTTCTCTACACCGTCCTTACCGCGCTGACAGCGCGGCGAACAGTAAACTCTGTCTTCGACAATCCAAAGGTGAGTTGCAATCCTGCACTTGCATTTAGTACATTTCACATTGGGTTCATTTTTACGTGCCCTGTGGGCCACGCTTGCGAGCGCGTTGCCGCGCCTCGTATGGAGTCGGCTCCCCACGGTCTCGGTATTGCTCGTTTACGAGCCACGCCTTATGGTTTGCCTCGATGTTTGCCTTTTTCCTGCGCTGTGCTGCTTCCCAGCACGCCTTACGCTTTGCTCTGCGGTTTACGTTCATCGCACGCTTCGGCAAGTTCTTGCGCAGTTTGGCGTCGTTTTGTCCAGCCATGACTTTTAGTCACCCCCTTAAGGTTTACCTAATCGTCATGGCTTGCTCCTATGTTGTTCAAACTTGTCTCCTGTTATGGATATACCGGCCCCTACGGGTCCAACGCCACCCACCCTCGGTAGGACGAGGTTAAGCGTGAAGCGTTCGGTAGTGATAGCACTCCCGACCGGTATTGTGGAGGTAAAGGGATTTGAACCCTTGACTTCTAGTATGCCATACTAGCGTTCTACCTGGCTGAACTATACCCCCAGGGCACCCTTTGTTAAAGCAGGTCTGGCGACTGCACCCCGCGCGCAGGGTCACGGCTTCTCGGCCCTTGTACTTTGGGTCTCATCCATCATTGTGGAGGATACCGGAATCGAACCGGTGACTTCTACCTTGCAAAAGTAGCACTCTACCTGCTGAGTTAATCCCCCAGGATTATTTAGTTAGCGTGGCGTACGAGAGATTTGAACTCTCAGAGTAGGGATTTACAGTCCCGCTCCCTCAACCAACGGTGTACGCCGTGTGGTCCCATTGTACAGGTTGGGACCGTACCTGTCAAGCCTGTGTTATTGTGATTTGTAGGAAGTCGTTGGCGCTTCCCTCGACCGGCTTGTGGTCCTCGTTAAAGTGACCATTGATGTTTACTACCCAATCATGGTCGGGCCAGTTACGACCAAAGACCATGGTTCTATCAAATAGGTCGTAAACCACTTCACTTGCTGCGTCGATTGCTCGTACCGCTGCCTCGTTGTCCTCGACATTTACCATGTCTTGGACCTCACCCGTGTGGCTGTCGCCAGTATTCTTTAATACTACCTTTGCTGAAAAACTCATTAGCCCGCCAATACAGCGTCAATATAAGACCATACGTTGCGCGGTGTAGTCGTGCCCGCTGGTGTATAAAACTGTGGACGACCCTGGCTAATCCAACGGTCTGCTCCACCTAGGCCTAGATTATAAGACGCTACCGCGTCGCCTAGAACGCCATAACGCTGGAACGCTTGGTCATTACCCTTGCTGTTCTTGAAGTGTGTTAATGCGTTGTTCATGTAATTGGTTACAAAGTCGAATGCAATCTTTGGTCGGAACCGCTCGATTGCATCTAAGTCCGGGTGCGAAGGACCATTGATTTGTGCTAGTCCTAGGTCTTCCGGGTCCACGAAGCCTACCGCGCCAGCGTCCCATGAGGACTCGTGACGGATAATACCAGAAACAACAACCGGGGTAAGCGGTGGCTTACCGCTGGCCTCGACCTCTGAGATAAGGTCGGGGTACAGCAATAGGAAAGAACTGTCTTCCCCAATGCCGCCCCAAGGCGTTACGAAGTCCTTATGCTTGTTCTGGAATGTTGTAACTGCATCGCTCGTGGCCTGGTCGAACTTACCAGTAACCTTAACCGTTCCCTTGCCAAGTCTACGGTTGAGTGCTCGTTGATATGCCTTAACTGCATGATGAACAGCAAAGTTATCTTGATTTGTAGTTGGGTCTAGTTCACCAGACCCGAGATAGTAATACGGTCCAGGCTTGGTTGACTTATAAGCCTTGGTACCGCCTGCGCCGGAATTATTCCAAGCGCCTCTTCCATGAGTTGCCATAATATTATGTTCCCTTCGGGAGTGCTGATGCCGGGAATTGAACCCAGACCAAGTGGTTATGAGTCACTTCGGCTCGCCGTCGCCTCACCAGCAATGCTACAGTTCTTACTAACGCACCGCTCCGCTCCGCTGTAGCACCGTGCGGAATCCCATGCGAATGGGCTTAAGGTACCCTATCCCATTGTGCGGTAGACGGGACTCGGACCCGCAACTTCCACGTTGGCAACGTGACACTCTACCAATTGAGTTACTACCACTGGTGGGGCTTGGTTCTTTTATTTATGCAGGTTAAGAAACACCCCGGCAATAAGCCCTGCGTTATCCGTACTTCGTCTTAAGCCGTTTCTGGACCTTCACGAGTAAAGTTTCGAACCTTTACTGCTTGTGACGTGGACGGGAATCGAACCCGCAATGGCAAGAGATTGAAAGTCTCCGCTGCAACCGCCAGTGGACACCACGCCTGGTCCGAGGGTCAACACTTTGGATTAGACTGGAAAGTCCCTCGGGCGCTAAAACCAGTGTTACGGGGCCACGTCTTAAGCCGCTACTACCGTCTTCACGAACAAAGTTTCGAACCTTTGCTGCTTGTAGCCCCTACGGGATTCGAACCCGTCATCACACAGATTGAGAGTCTGGTATCCTTGCCACAAGACCCAGAGGCCGTATGTCACCAATTATACAGGCTGGTGACCCACCTGTCAAGCCTGTCAGGGGACGCTGTTGCCGTAGCACTTATCAGGGTCACACCACAACTTATCAAATACCCGCCACGGTGCCCCAGCACTAAACTGACGATACGTCAGGATAACGTTTACGTGAGGCGGCGCGCCGTTGTATTGGACATTCTTGAATGCGTGTCCGTTGTTATTCCAAGAAGCAATCTTTTCACCAGAGCAGTCACAAATGTTTTCTGCTTGAGTTTGGGTTGCTCCACTGGTGGAGTCGTCTCCCGGACACAACTGGCCTGCCTGAGCATCAATCTCAACAGTACACAAACCCGTGTACTCGCTCTTGGTCCAGGTACCCACAAAAGCGTGGGCCGGGGAGACGGTTGAAAGCATTAGCGTCAGACCAGACAACAGCGTGGCGGTCAATAATAGCATTTTCTTCATATTATTCCTTTCAGGTCAACCTGGCACGAACTACGGTGCGATAGTCTGTGTGAACAAACCTCGACGCACATGTAATAAGTGTTAATGTTTCGTGCCTGTTGTTTAATACAGATACATTGGTGTAGTATACGTTGAACTTGTTTGTAACTTTAAACGTGTATTGGGTTCCACATTTTTCAATGACTACCCGGTCGCCGGGTGTCAATTCTGGGAGCCGCGCAAAGGGCTCTCCGTGCGTTACAACGTGTGCAGTGAGCGCATAGTTCCCCCTGCCCACCGGGCCGGTATGTGGGAAGTGCCCCACGACCCCTGAGTTTAGCACCTTTTCACTGACGCCATTCTCAATCGGCATTACGTAATGCCCCCAGGATGGAACCCGAATTAGTGCGCCGGGGCACTTGTGCAGGGCTACGCCCTGTCTAATCTTTGAAACCTCAGCCTTTTGATGTTGTTCAATGGCTACCGGGTCAGACCCGGTATGGGGCATTCCGAAGAATACAACCATACCGAGCCCGACCACAATCAGTGTCAGTGCGAATAACTTACGCACGCTTACGAGACAATAGCAGGAGACCGGAGCCAGCAATTAGCAGACCCAGACCAACAAACAAAGACGTGTTGGCGGTATCTGACAAACCAGCATTCGGTAGGGACCGTGCTACAGGTGGTGCAAGTGCAGCGGGCGGCTTATGCCCACTTGGGTTATGCGGGGTATTTACCGGAGGCTTGGGCGACGGGTTATCTACCGGTGGCGTAGGCGTCGGTGTAGGAGTCGGTGTGTCGGTCGTGCAGGTCACACCGTCCGTCCAAGCATAGAAGGTAACCTCGTCAGAGGCTTCCTGGTCAGTTACAGTTTCATCAAATGCTTCCTGGTCAACGATAACTTCGTCATATGCCTCCTGGTCTACAACCGTTTCATCATATGCATCTTGGCCCGGAGTAATCAATTCTCCGTGCTCGCGGTGGAACCAAGAAGAGTTACCGCTATTTCCATTACTGGAATTAAACGTGCCGTAAGTATCTTGGTCAGGACCGCCGTTTTCGTGAGGCCCCTGCCATGTGCCACGCTCATCATTGGGGAATTCAGGGGTGTAATCTTGTGGTCCATGAGTATAATTCGGGGACCAATTCCACCACAGGTCGGGGCCATAAACAGCCGGTACCGCGTCGTGATGGATAACATGTGTTACCGCGTCGTGATGTACTGTATGCGTCACAGCGTCGTGATGTACAACGTGGGTGACTGCTGGGTGATGAACTGTCAAAACCCACGAGCGTGTAGTATCACACTCGTTGTCGGTGACAAAGGTAGAAACCTCGTCCTCGATTGCACCTTGCGGAACGTCGTTAGGGCTTGCAACCACAATTGGGTTACTAGCAGACTCACCGGGGACACCGGTTGCGTTGGCGGTGCTGAGCATTGCGCCCGCACCCAAAACAATACCGGCTACCATAAGTACGGTCGCCAGTATTGTCGATAAAATCTTTGTCATTTATTTACTTTCTGTTGTGTGCCGTTAAAGCGTGACCCCTCTCGGACTTGAACCGAGGACTCTTGGTTTAAAAGACCAGCACTCTACCAACTGAGTTAAGGGGTCCTAGCGAGCCGGTCGGCTCGCGTCTTTTCTAAATGATGCTCGTGACATAGCAACTGCCGCCCAGATTGGCAATCCAATCATTCCGGCGACGAGTGTAACGCTCTTTCATGTAGTTATTCATTTCTACATTATAATTTGCGTATCCCATGTACCCCTACCGAGGCTTGAACTCGGAACTTTCAGTTTAAGAGACTGCTACTCTACCAATTGAGTTATAGGGGCAAAGATTAAAGGCTTTGCAAGGTGACTTTCTGGTTTAACCGCCAGAGCACCTTGGCGGGGAACAGCCGCCTGGTCCTTGTTCAAGGGAACATATTTTGCCTAAGTGACCATGGTGGGGTTCGAACCCACAGTACCCATTCGGGACAGGTTAAGGGCCTGTTAGACTAGCCAATTGTCAAACACGGTCATGGGGTGACTAACGGGAATCGAACCCGCATATACTTGCACCACAAGCAAGCGCATTACCAGTCTGCCATAGCCACCATGGCCCGCCGAAGCGGGCATTTAATTAGAACCTACTTGCAATAGCAAGAATGATTACCACAATAAGGATAATCAATAGGATACCCCAAATACTCACGTACCTCACCACCTACCCTCAAGGGTAACAGGTGAGCGTTCAGTTGTCAAGCCGATGTTTTGGGCTTTCACAACCACAAGCATATACCCCATAAGTGTCAGACCACATGAGGTCGGGACATTTATCGTGGTCGTCGTCTAGGCAAAATACACAATGGGGCATTTCACCTTCATATAATTCATACATACGCGCCCCCGGCAGGATTCGAACCCGCGACCACTAGAGTAGAAAACTAGCACTCTGTCCACTGAGTTACGAGGGCATTACCAGCCAGCCCACTCTGCGCCCCCCCATTTGACCCAATCAATGTTTCCAGCCATTATGTCATCAACACAAGGCTTACATGCATCATAGGGAACGCGCTCGTTTTGTTTGTCTACCATTTCCAGTACACCGTCCGCTGGACGGGAATTGCAAATGTTACACCACTTAATTGCTCCTGGCATCATTTTCTTATTTGTCTGTATTCGACTTCTGTTACTTCTACCGCTCCCTCGGTGCCGGTGGCGAATACGTCTCGCAAGGCGTCCAGAGCGTCGTCGTCGTCAAATGCTTCAATCTCGCACCAAACGGAAACCTTAAACTTGTACTTTTCCATGCTTCAATTGTAGCATAGATTGGGTCTTAGAGAAGTTCTCGACGCAAATCGTGGAACTTGTCTGCGTCACCGTTGGCAATGGCGGTAAGCATGTCAATGGCCTGCTCGTTATTTGTGTCGTAAAACAACGACGACCATTCGTACCGGTCCAGACCAAGATAATCTCCCGCAGCGTAGTCAACGGCACTGAGAACAATTTGACCTTCCTGCTGCCATTGAACCGTACCGGCTACGCACATGGTCGTGTCACACAGATTTACCTGACCAGTGAAGTGTCGCAAATCTTCTACAGATGCGTCTTCCCAACTAACGAAATTGTTCTGGTCGTGACGCTCTGGGTACATACGAAGGTAATCGAGAGCCTGCTGGGCAACGCGCTTGGTGTTTTCTGTTACGTCCATTACTTACTCCTAGATAGGCCGAACCAACGTGGTCCGTGTTTGTAACAATACTTTTCTGGATATGCGATAAAGATGTTAATGTTCATGTACCCTCGACAGGATTCGAACCTGCGACCTCTTCGTCCGTAGCGAAGCGTTCTATCCACTGAACTACGAGGGCATGTATTCGGATATGGTACGAAGTCGATAGGACACCAGTCCCAAATAGGCAGGAATCGAACCTGGCCTCGCTAACTTTGGCAACGATAAACGACTATCATCGACCCGAATTAAGTATTAAATTAGCAGGAATGGCAAGGCCAGTTTGTGTCTACCCTGGCCTCAGATGGAGCGGCGACAGCGCCGACCAGTCCAAGTGCCATTACAGCGGCGGCAAGCGCGCCAGCAATTCTCTTCATTGCAACCTCCCGTGATAAGGTTGGGCATAATTGTAATCGGAATTTAAGTCTACTTTGCGCTTGGAGGCGCACGTGCTATTTACACCAATAGGGAAGTCCCCATAGATAACCGATATACTTCGGCCCAGAGCGGGTACGGAGAATCGAACTCCGGTAATCTGATTGGAAGTCAGGAGCACTACCATTGTGCTATACCCGCGTAGCGCCACTGGGACTTGGACCCAGTTTTCTCGGGCTTCAACCGAGCGCATATCCATACATGCTCTGACGCCTTGGCTGTACCCGGCCCCACATTTGCTCGATGAGGCCGGGTACAATGCAATTGTAACAGGTCAGACTGAGCGTGTCAAGTCTACGACCCACTCTTCTAACTTGCTGTCAATGTAATAAAGAACTTGGTCCTTTATCTCAAATTTACCGTCACGATGGTCGTACAGGTCGCCCTGTCTGACACCCCAATAAACCGGGACCCTCACAAAAGTGCTCCAATTACTAGTGCACACAAGAGCAATAGCACAAACAGGAATAATCCGAAGTCTGCTAGAAACTCAATTATGTTGTCTATCATGCCTTGATAAGCAGTCTCGTGTTTGGCATCAGGTTACGGTTAATCGAGGTTGACTGAACGAAAATGTCGTAGTCCGGGTTGTAATCGGGCTTTACCCGTACCGTGTGGCTTGGTAGGCCAATAAGGTCACGAGCATTCTGACCACCATAAGCCTTACCGGTAGACTTCTCTACTACGATAATAGACTTCTGTGGCTGAATGTTTTCAGTCTTTGTCAACTGGTAGTAACCCATACCCTTGGAGTAGGCGTAACCCAGGCGACGAACAAAGTCGTCAATGCGGGTCTTGGAGTCTACGTTGTAGAACTCATAACCATCCAAAGGCTGTAGGTTCTTAACCGTTGCCTTGTTTACCGCATCTGCGCCTGTCGAGAAGACGGCGCGCGAGCCACGTACACCGCTGGCACGGTTTGTCATGAAGTTGTCTGTGGCCGTACGGATGGTGCTGACGGCCTCAACAATTCCAGTGGCACTAGTGGTGTCCCAAATTGCTACGGAGCCTGCATCGGCCCCCAGACGGCTCACATAGGCCTGTCCTGACCTGTCAGGCACCAGCCAACCGATGGTCCAGTTGTCTGCTGCGCGGTTTAGCATGTTTGCCAGGTCGTGAGCGCTGTGACGCGAGCGGTTTTCCTGTCCGTCGGTTAGGACGAATGTCAGGAATGCGTGGTCACCATAAAGTTGGCTGGTCGTAGCCAAGTCCTGCTGGCTCTTGATGGTTGCGTCAATAAGGGCGGTAAGTCCTCGGACGTTGTAAAGGTCACTAATCGACGGTAGACGCATTACGTCCATATCGAAGATTAGGCACTCTACGTTATCGTGGAACAGATATACGCTGACTCGCGTCTCTTGTTGCAATTCTTCGCTTCTCAGAGCGAGGTAACGAATCTGTTCGTCGGCTACCTGGATTAACTTGCTTCTGTGGCTCGTCATGCTGGAACTACCGTCCAGCACGAGCGCCACGTGATTAATTAGTCGTTGTGCTTTGTGCATTAATTTCTCCTATGGCCCCTTCGACAAGAGGAACATTACTAGAACGAGCGCCACTGTCAGCAGATATGCGACAACAGCAATTTCCGTGCCGCTCAAAACTTGAGCGCAACACCAACAATTACTGCTAGTACACACAGAATGGGGAAGAACGGAATGAAACTGGCTAGAAACAGAAACAGTAACGAACCGCCACCCGCAACCATAAGGCCGGTGCCGACCCCTGACTTTGATGACTTCTCGACTTCATAAGAGTCTCGCTTGGTAATTGACATTGCTTTCCTAACTATCGAAGTTGCATTGTTTTGTACACTCATTATACCAGAAGAGGGGCACTTTTTTCAAGTGCCCCTCTCTGGATTTGTCAGACTCGACCAGCGAAGAAGTTAGCCATTACGCTAGGCGTAGATGAGTCGAAACCTACTACGTCGAGCATACCGGCGTCCTTCGGGTCTGCCACGGTGAAGCCTGTTGAGACCATACCTACAGAAACTAGGCGGGCGTTGCGGCCACGAGAGTCGCGGTACTGCTTAAGTGCGACATTTGGCTTAACGCTACCGGCCCACGTCTCGTTGTCGGTGTAAACCGCGAAAGCATCAACATCAATACCCTTGCTCTTGGCGTAAACCATTGGCTGGGCAATGTCGGTGCCACCGAACGACAAACCGCTGACCTTACGGAGCACGGTTTCGAACGAATCGGCGTCACCGATGTTCAGGGTTACCAACGAAGTCGTGAAGGCGTTAACCACAACGTAAGGCTCGGTGCGCACGGTGACCATAGCCATGAGCGCAGCGGCCTCTCGACAGTTAAGACCAACGAGGCCAGCAGGGGCGTACATGGTCATAGAACCTGAAACGTCAAGGCTTACCATGGTTGGAACACCGGCAGGCTCGACGGTCTTGAAGGACTCATAGAATCCAGACTCAAGAGCGCCCAAAACCTTAGCGTTCATACCACGGTGCTGCTTACCGAGGATACCGCGAGCGTTGGCGTACTGGACTGGGTGTACCCGGCCCTTTACGATACGCTCGCCGTCAGCAAGAGCAATAGCCACGTCGCCTGCGAACTTAACGTCCTTGAAAGCACCAATCTCTTCGAACCGCTTGAGGTTACGAATGAGAGCGGTCTGACCTAGAGCGCCGTTGTAGAAAAGCGTCTTCCATACGTCAGGGTCCTTAAGGAACTGGGTAGGAATGGTTTCCCAAGGAAGAGCCTTGTACGTGTTAAGAACGCGCACAACTTCCTTGGCGCTTGTGGTGCGCTGCATGGCCTTGAAACCGTCGATAATTTCCGGCGTGTTTTCAATCTCGGCACGGTCGGCCTTGATAGGCCCGCCAAGAACAAAGTCACCAATGCTAACGTTTACGCCCTTAGGGTGAGCAAGACGGAATACGTCGCGGTGCGTCCAACCGTCGCGCTGGCGGTACTTGACTACCTGATAAGCCAACTGGTTGTCGTCCTTAGACGTGTACCAGTCTGCAAGGCTACCGCGCTTTGCGCGACCAAGGCCACCCAAGTCCTTAAGGTACTGTGCGTACTCGAAAAGGTGGGTACCGGTGCGGGCAACCTTAGGGACAAGCGCCCGAACGGCAGCCTTGTTCTCAGCGTTGTGCATGAGCAAGGCTAGCACGAAAAGGCTAGGGCTGTTCTTAGGTGCGCGGTTTTCGTCAGCGACAGCGCGGAGCGTGTCGATAACCAACTGCTCGTCAGACTTGATAAGTGCGAGGACGAACTTAGCGTTGTCCTTGGTCAACTTACGCTCTGAGACGTAGTAGGTACCGCCGTCCGTACCAAGAATCAGGAATCGCTCAAGGCGAACCTGCGGCGTAACACCGAATACAAAACCTCCGGCGTTGTTACGTACCTCGTCGGTACGTCCAGGGGTACGCTTGTTCTGAGGCGTACCGTTGTAACGAGTGTTTGCGATTTCACCCGTTAAGTTCTTTAATGCGTTCTTCATTTTGTTTCCTTTCGTCCCGGTCGTTTCGGGAATGTTATATTAACGACTGGCGGCTACTGTAGGATTCGAACCCACGGAAGGTTTTACCCTTCGCTTGTTTTCAAGACAAGTGCAATCGCCCACTCTGCCAAGTAGCCGAGTATGCTGGATATAAGTGCGAAATCGGGGTTTAACGGCGGCTTTACCATTTGCCTATACCCCACATGAATTGGGTGGGGCAACAGGATTCGAACCTGCATTCACCGGCTCCAAAGGCGATAACCGATATTCAATCGACCCAGCATTAAGTTGTGTACCGAATATGTTATTGCAACGGAGTTTTTACTATATAGCATACAGCACACCGACAGGGCCGGTGTATTGGATTTGAACCAATGATTTCCGATAACCGTTAACATTCGACTCGGTATAGTAGCGGAGACGGGATTTGAACCCGCGTTGTCAGGATTATGAGCCCTGTGTTTAACCGAACTAAACTACTCCGCGAGTGGGCCGTATAGGATTCGAACCTATGACTTCTTCGGTGTAAACGAAGCACTCTAACCACTGAGTTAACAGCCCATGGTACCGGACATAAGGTTGAAATCGAGCGTTTTGACTGGGGACCGCCCCATGCACGAGTCGAACGTGCCCGACCTTATATTCAGTAAGATAACCGATTTCATTCGGCCCGGTATTTAGTTTTGAGAGGATATGTGGTCGGCATCGTGTTTATGGTTAATTGCAATATAATTAGATAAACGATACCGTTCGACCCTCTTTGCGACCTTGAAGGGATTTGAACCCTCGGCTTCTAGCGTGACGGGCTAGCACTCTAACCAGACTGAGTTACAAGGCCATGTTAATTTAGAGCGAATATGTGGTTGACCAACGGGGGTTCATTGTTGTAAGATAACCGTCAATCTTCGACTCGCTTGGTAGGGCAGACAGGAGTTGAACCTGCGTGTCACCAGTTACCCTTTCTACTCGTTATCAGCGAGAGGGGATACTGCCCTATAAAGTCACTTTGGAGTGACTTCGGTGTGAGTGTCGCAACACTCCATATTCATACCGCCGCCAGCAGATTCGCCGTCGCCGCTATGCGGCATTGGCTGTGGTGCTGGTCCTGGTATGCCATTACTATTGATTGCCATAACGTCGGCGTGACAGGAATTGAACCTGCGACCCCTTGGACCCAAACCAAGTGCGCTCCCAAACTGCGCCACACGCCGCTATGTAATTTCTATGACAGGAATCCCCATCGCCCTATAGTGTAGCACGACCTCAGGGTCGTTGTCAAGCGCCTCGACCACGCTGTAGACCTGTCGAATTTTCTCAACTAGTTCAACCTTGTAAAGTGGATTCTTTTTCCGGTCTGGTGAGAACGCCATACCTCGGAGTGGAATCACATCTTTAAGAGTGTTATAGATGAAATCTTCATTTGTCTCCTGCATACGGTAAGTTACTACATATACCGGCAGCCCGCGTTCATTCAAGTAATCCACAGTGGGTTGAATAAGACCGTAGTATTTCTTGAATAATACACCGTCGAAATCGCTGACTATTATGTCCATGGCACGGGTGGAGGGATTCGAACCCATCGCACTAGAGTTTTGGAGGCTCTGTGACTCAACCAACGCTCACCCGCATGGAGCCCCCGGCCTGAAACGACCAGACCACCTAAGACTAAATCAGAGTCCTTGTGCTAACTTACACCACGGGGCCAGACAACCATTGTATCAGGCTGTCGCCGGTTCGTCAACCTGCTCGTTATCGGTCTTTTCCTGACTCGACAACTCATGCTCTTCGTTTGCAGCATTTGCGACCTCAAGTTGGTTCTTAAGGTCGTCAATCTCTTTTTGTGCTTCGTCTAGTTTGGCCTGGGAATCGGCCAAGGCCTTTTCCTCTTCGGTCGGCTCGGGCTCGACTGGCGGGTGGGCATCATTATATGCCTCTACCCAAGAAGCGAATACTTCCTTGCCGCTCGATAGGGCGACCTCGTTATCTACAACTAGTTCAGCCTCTTCGGCCTCTGGGTTGTAGCGTAGTTTTAGTTCTGCCATTACTTCCTTACGTAAGTGTAAATCTCACCAGGAGAGTTTTTGAATTCGGCTTCAACATACTTTACGCCGTCTCGCTGGTATTCTCTAACAATATGTGCACCCTTGGGATTATCCCAAACCTCATAGTCATCTGGGTTTGGGTCATCATCTGGTAGGATGCTGTCTAACGAAAACTTCACGCTCCCCCATCAGGATTCGAACCTGAACTAAGTGGACCAGAACCACTCGTGCTGCCGGATTACACTAAGGGGGAATAACGCGCCAGATAACCCGTTCCTGCATACCACCCGTCGATGGTGCGGAGTCGAACCGCTCGTGCTGCGCGCCGTTACAATCAGTGTAGCACGGCTATACCGCGCGTGTCAAACGTCTTCCTGCTGGGATAGCCAGGTGATTAGCGCCGCTTCAAGAATAGGGTGGCGAGGAAGTCCACCATGCCGTTTAAACCACCCTCTTAGGAACGTAGCCAGCGTTTCATCCGGGCTAACAGTAACATCAGAAGGTATAACAGGCGGCTCTTCTGGAAAGGGATTTGGGTCACCAGTTAGGCTGTGGAGCCCGTCCCCCAAGGCATGAAGGTTTAACCCGGTCGGGCTCAAGCCACCTTCATTAAGCCACTCGGGTCCGATTACTACCCAAGCCTCTTCTACATATTTATCCCAGAATGCTTGTGACATTTCCTGTACCGCGCCCCAGGTGACCAACTTATAAGTGTTGGTGTCATAGAAGCCAACGTTAATTGCGTGGCCTCCCTCGACGCGAGCGCCGGATACGACCTCCCATGGTTCCTCGTTATTAAACTGGTCCATGGCCGAGTCTGGAAAGTCAATGCCGATATAGACGGTACCGAAGATATAGCAAGCCGCCTTAACTTCTGCGATGTTTGTTACGTCTACCTCAGCAAAGGCTAGAATCTTGTGCCCGCCAATACCGTTCTTTCGCCAGTGGCCTAGTACCTCTTGCATTACTGCGCCATTGTCTGTGGAAGGGTCGTTCGGGTCGAACCCACTAACCGCCTCATACGCGGCTAGTACGTCCATGTTTGAAATTGTTGCTGTTGAGCCCTGTCCATAGGTGGACCAGGCTTGAATCATGTGGCCTGCTGCTGCGCAGGTACAGTCTCCGTACCGGTCGTTTAGGTACATCGGCCAGTTTACTACGTCCGAGAGCCAGTCGGTCGTAGCCGGGTAACTCATCGGGGTAGCGGTCAGATAGTTCTTGAGCAAAAGACGAGGCTTTTTACCGTCGTTCTTCTTGCGTCCGTGATGGAATTCAATGTTTCGGGACATACTCCGATAATAGCATTATCGGATTTAAGTGTCAAACAGATGTAATTGGTCTGGGTCGGTCGGCGGCAGAGGCTCACCCAACTTGAATTTGGTGCATACCACGCCCTGGGCATCGAGGTCTATTAGTTCCTCTACTGGGTCTTCGGTTATAATCTTACCTTCGATTTCGAAGCACATCGGATACTCTTCGCGGTCTGAGCGGTATATGCAGACCTGGCACTGACGCTCTTCGATATCGGCCATAAGGTCCCAGATATAATCGTATCTGATTTCACGGTGTGGAGTATAGACCATTAGCCGTCGTAGTCCCAATTCTTGTATCGCCACTCACTGTCGGGCGCGAGGTTCTTAGCCTCTTGTGCCTTTTCACGAGCATATTCGTCACGGTCGTCGTCCCATACCGGGTGAATGCCTAGGCCCACAAGTTCGCAATCAAAGTTATCTTCGATAAGCGCAGCCAACTTCTCTAGAAAATCTTCGTGTCGGTCTTTAAATTCACCAGTAATGGTAATTTCTTGTAGTTTCACTTCAAGTACCTTTCAATCATACCCTCTAGCCACTCGTAGCCTACGGGATTGGCGGTAAGGATAGTATACTTCTCAAACCGGAAGTTATTCTCAATCATCCACAAGACTACCGGGCGGCTGGTGTCGTCACCGCCGAGGTCGTGGTCCAGGGCAATCTCAGTATGTGGGATAAGATACCACAACGGGTGGCTAGCCTTTTCAAGCAGTGCAATGGCACCCTTGGACGAATAGGCGCGCATCCAGCCAGCGTCAGGCTGAGGTCTTACGTCGTCTACCCAAATCTTCATCTGTAATACCCCGGCTTGTCTATAGGAGTTGGTGTTATGGCCTTGTTTCCACAGTTCGCACAATACATTTCAAGCGAGTACATGGCAATCTCATAGTCATCGAATGACGCAAGTATCTTCCACAAGTTGGAGCCGCACACGCACTCGTGGGTGATGACCCCTAGGTCTATCATAGTATCCTTACCAACTGTTCGTCGCCGCACCGTTCGCAGCACATAACTCTATAGTTAATCTGTATTATTACGTCGAAGGTGCCGATGTTTTCGGTCCGGTCTTCCAACATGTATTTGTGGAATCCGAGCCAGCAAAAGAATGGTCTACGCATGAGCAATACTCCAACCACCAAGGTTTTGTATCACTTGAATAGTCGGGGTGCCAGCCCGAATCTGGCACCCCGTCATTATCAGGACTTGACTGCGTTTTCTCGGTCTTCATCCGAAAAGGCTGCGGCTGCAACAGCGGCCTTATTGCCCTTGGCCTGTCGCACGGTACCTGCATAAGTGCTTAGGCTGCTCATGGTCTGACCGGTATTACTGGTGTTGTAGGTCAGAGACTTGTTCGGGTCGAAACCGAACGAGCGTCCTACGCTTACCGCGTCCATGTTGGCACCTAGGAACACAAAGTCCCAGTTCCACTTATCGGTTTGCTCACGAATGAGGTCTACTACGCCCTCGCGGGTCCAGTCATGGGAAGAGTTTTCGCCACCGTCTGTTACAACGGCAACCAAAACAGTACCCGGACGGTCGGCCTCTGCACGAGCGGCCAACTTCTCACCCAACTGGGTTACACCCTTACCGATAGCGTCTAGCAATGCGGTCATACCGCGCGGCTGCAAGACGGCCTTAGCCTCGCTAACGTCCTTATCTGTATAGACCAGTTCGTACGTGTCGTCAAACTGCACGTAATCCACGACAGCGGTGCCGTCCAACTTGGCCTGTTCCTCAAAAAATGTGTCCAGTGCCCCGCGCATGTCCTGTTCACAGGAACGCATGGAGCCCGAACGGTCTACAATTACAAGCAATTGTGTTAAATCTTGGTTAGTCATATTTCCTTTCATCCACCCATATCGGGGGAGTGATTAGAACGGTATGTCATCCATCGAGAGCCCTTGCCTGGCTTTTTACGCAAGGCCCGATGCTGCCAAAGAGTGTCACCGCTCTTAATCCGCGCCCAGGCGCGGTTGTTGTTTTTCTTAGGGGCTCGCCAGTGCTTGCCCATATATTCCATCCGACCCTTGCAGGAAGGACAAATCCCGTAATACGTGCTAATGTACCCGTACCGTGGATGCGGCACAGATGCCATTAACCAGGAATCACGTTTGATTACCTTCCTGCAAGGGACACAGACGTACGTACCGTTACTCGGCATCCCACTCACCAGACTCGGACTGTAGTACAGCGGTGTCTACGGCGGCAGGACGCATTTCAGGAGTAATCGAGCAGACCCAGCACCACAAAAGCGCGTGGTCACACTCATTGTACTTAACCTTGGCCCACTGAGGCATTTCCTTACCGGTCATACCACACGCAGCACAAACTTCGTCTGCGGCGAGATAGTTACCGTTGTAACACTCGGTACATGCCTCTGGACGGCTGGCTCGCTTCTCCCTACGGTACCTGAACTTTATCTTGTTAGGACGCTCCGGCAAGGTGCCGTCGTCATTAGGGATTCTTTCACCCTTCTTCGCGTTGTGGCGCTTACACATCAACTTAAGGTTGGGCAATGCGTTAATCTTGTCTTCTGACCAACCCAATTCCCGACCGTGCCACTTTGGCACCCAGTGGTCAATGGTGACCCTTGTAGGACCATCATCAGCGGCAAAGTCCAATGTGTGCTCAGCGCCAGGGTATTGACAAGTATCGCCGTCACGCTTGCGCAGTGCGGCGATGGTCTCCACTCTTGGTCTGATGATAGTCGTAGTCATGGGTCCATGGTAGCACGTCAGCGCGGAGGTGTCAACGTCAGATTAACTTGATATTCTCGACTGATACCCGGTCAATTGCTCCCCGCAGTTCAGCAGGCATAGCATGTTTTGGCGGGCGAATAACTCCATCGCGCTTCCAGCGCTCTTCCTTTTCTTGGTCTATTTTGGTTTGTAGATTGCTAAGGGTAACAATCTCTACCGTTCTGTTTTGTGGCTTGGCGGTGTTCTTAACCGCATCGTATACCGCGCCGCAGACCGCATCGGACAAGTCCTTATAACCTGAGCGCGGGTGGTCAATCTTACCGTTCGGCATATACCGAAGTTCTTTTAGTTCCTTAATCAACTTTTCATCCTTAGGACCGAACAGGCGACCTAGGTCATATAGAAGGTTAAGGAAGTCATCGTAGTGCTTATTGTCTACCGAGAGCGTGTCAGTCTCAATACCCTGCCGCTCTAGGAAGTTCATTGTGTCGTTAGAGTTCCATCGGTCGAAGGTAACCAGTTTAATGTTGAATCCTCTGCGCCGAAGTGCGAAGATATAATCGGTTACCTCTTTGTAGTCCATGGGGCGCTCTTTGCTCGGCTCCCAGTAACGCAAAGCGTCTACCTGTACTACCGGCTGTAGTTCACCCAGGATACCACTTTCATACATTACCCACTTCTCGACGTGAGCCAGGCCGACCGCACAACGGTCGTGGACCTTGGACAAGTCTACGTGGACATAGTATTCTTTATCTAGTTTAGGTGTGAAGTGGATATTGAATACCCCGGACTGGTCAACTCCGTTAGGCCCAGAGAATACCTCGTCCAGCACCAGCGGGCTCTTGATAAAGGCGTCTTCTAGCGACGTGCCCGGTACACAGGCAAAACGCCCAAGGGCGTCAGCCTTGTTGGCAAAGAATGCTCGTCTAAACGATTCAATTGGTTGTGTTGGATTAACGTCCCAGGTAGGACGCTTTTGTGCGTAATACCCCGGCTGGTCGTAACGAATAATGTGGTCTTCGGGCCACTCGATACGTACTTCGTTTTCAGGTATACCGTCGGGCAGGTCTTCATTCATCTTGAACACGTGGCTGCGCATGATAACTTCTTTTTCAGCCACAACTTTATCGTACTTAGCGCTGATGAAGTCACCATCGAAGCGCGGGAACGATAGTAGGATTACCTTACCCACTTCGCTGAAACGAGAGTCTACCGAACCACGGTGCATTTCATAGATGAACTTACCGGTTTTGGCTCGGCTGTTGCCGGTGTTGGACTCAAGCATGAAACCGCTAATCTCGTCCAGTACAACAACCATAACGTTATAACCCTCAAGAGACTCTGACTCAGAGTGACCAGAGATAACGTTGATGTTCTTGTCGAAGTTGATTTCTCCCTGGGTTACGCGATACTTACCACGGAACCACGGAGACCGCTCTACACGCAGCACGAGGTTCTTGAAGAATACTCGGTTAGCCTGCTGTGCGTTAACAGCGATGTTCATAATGTCGATGTTGTCGCCCTGAGGACGACCCCAGTAGTCAGCCGGGTCCTTGAGACACATCAATAGGTATACGATGTAACAACACATGATTACAGAACATGCGTCTTTACCGCTACCCTTGCCCCATTGGAGCAATACTTCGTTACAGGTTTCGTTGTACCGAGCCCAGCCCTTCTCTTCGCCATAAAGGGCGATGAGCGTTTCTAGTTTGTAAACCTGGGTACCGTGCTTAATTGCCTTGTACTGGTTCTCACTGAGCGGCTTGAAGCCGAGGTAATCTGGACTGGTGACAAAGGTCTCCACGTCAACGGGAATCTCGTCCCAGTCTGTACCTGATACTGCGCTAAGTGCGTCAGTGATAAAATCTGTTATACGTCAACAACCTCCGAAGAAATGACCTCAGCCTTTCCAGAGATTTGCGACAACTTGTAGGCAACCTTTTGCTTACAGTCTGTGCATAGGTCATTTCTCAAAATGTCCATAACAATGTCTTGCTTTTCCTCCATCGCGGCCAACTCGTCTCCGAGGTCGCCGGATTCCAGCAGGCCAGCCTTTTGAATAAGGTCCAGTCGTCTGGCCTCTAGTTCGGCAATGGCCTTAAGCGCGGCATTGATTTGTCCTGCAACCTGATGGTTAAAGTTAATATCTTCTAGGTCACGGACCAGGCTATAGAATTTCCTGATTAGTTTATCGTAGTGCGTGATGAGTTTTGCCAGGTGGTCACGAGCCATGTCACGAGCCATGGGGTCGGTTGCCAGGGCAGCGCGGTAGTCACCCAATAATTCAAGAACTACCTTACGCTGTATACCGAGTTCCCTAGCGATTTGGAGTTCGGTCTTACTTTCAGACCATAGGTCTACAACCTTCTCCATTAGTTCGAAGCGGCCAGACTCTACCGGAACAATTGTCATCTATATCCACCAGCGGTCGGAGCCCACGTCAGACCCTTGAAGGTGTACTTTCTGTCTAATTTGAGTCCACAGTTATGGCAACATTGTCGGTCGCGTTCCGAGATTGGGACGTTCCGCTCTTGTGGGTCATCGTCACAGTGCGGACATGTGTACTCATATATCATTAGTTAAGTATATCATATCTGTTGAATTAATGTGGTAGCCTCTAAATGCTTGTCTATTTTCCAGTGTAGTTCGTCTACCGTACCGTCGTTTTGCAGCACATGGTCGAACGGCCAGTGGTCCAGAGAAATTTCACTGGGGTGGTCACCCGCAGGCCTAATTCCTGGGCGCTCTACGCGCCATGTGACGCCTCCTGGGCTACCTCCAATGGCGACCGCCTCATTGGGGAATCGCATGTCGGTGATTACTATGTCGTCGCGGAGGTCGAGATTACTGAACAATGCGTCTACCCAGACGTTTTCACCCATTGTTTCTCTACCGGCTTCGGTGCCGAGGCGTTGCATCAGGCCCCGTATCTCGTCTTTGTAAGCCGTGACCTTTGCACCTTCCCAGCCGAACTTGTCGATAACGTCGCGCAGGCGCACGGGGTACGAGTCGATGTGGTAATTGATATTGGTCCAACCATACTCATGTATTACTGGATTAACTTGATAGAGAAACTCTCGCATCTTGTCTGCAAAAGCCATTTTCTTGAATCCATACTCTTCTACTAGGTAATCACCAATGGTGTCTTTACCTGCGCGAGCGTAACCGCTTAGTCCAATTATCATTAAGCCAATGTACCGTCCGGGTTACGCCTGCCACTCTTGAAATACACAAGAATGTCTTCCCACCTGTCGCTTTTGTTAAAACTGGACTGCACCACGTCGCATGTAAAGGTCTTGCCCAAAAAGAACTGCTTGGGAAACGTGACCGGCTTTGAAACTACCCTTAGGTAGTCCCCATCTTCGTCGGGGCTGAATCCCTCTTCGGAAGTGCCCAATAGGGCAACTATCTCTCTGGTTACCTCGCCGGGGCGTACGTCAAATACTAAATAAGTCATTCGCTATCCTCTCGCTTGTCGTAACTGTGATGTGTTACGAGCCAAAATACTACGTCTTCGTGCCGCGCGCCCTCTTCGCACACGGGAATACATTCGCACCCGGCGCTCAGCCGATGCTCTTTTAAGTCATCTTCGGGTACGATATGTACCGCTGTCGGTGTGTCAATTACCGCCCACATTGTCATTCCTCCAAGTAATCTATCATTGATTTAAGTACGCTAGCACTTTCTTCTACTTGACCAATGATAGTATTACAGCGACGACAAAGCAAACCACGAATACACTTACCGCAAGATATCTCACCGGGACAGCAGGAGTGGTCATGGTCAACATCTAAAGTCTTTCCACTCCAATCAATGCGTTTGCATATCTTGCATACGCCGCCTTGAGCATCCAAAAGTTCTTGATATTTTTCTGGTGTCAGACCATAGCGATATCTAAGTTTATAGACCCGACGTACGCCGCGACTTCTCTCAGAACGATTATACTTTGCCTGACATGACCGACAACTACTTTGCAGTCCATCTTTTGTTCGTTTTTGCTTGTTGAATTCGGTGTAATACTTTAGTTCCTGACAACTTGAACAAGCCTTCATGGCTCTAAAACTCTTTGGCCCCTCTGGTTTGTTCTGTGGCCCCACTCGTGAACCGCCACCGTTTCCTTTGGATAGTCGATATCAATTTCAGGATATTCTCCGTAGTTGAAATCGCTAAAGTGGATTGGATTGAATACCTGTCGTGGGTACAGTCTAACATACCCAGGCCATTCACTCAAACTTTGCATCAATAGTTGCACACCGGTCGTAGCGTTCATAAACGCACCCGGCATTCCGAAGTATCGCATCGGGAGGTTTCTAATTACTCGTTCAAAGAAGGTGCAATTCTTCGGTGCGTACATTGCCATGTTAACAGCGTGTACGTCGTCTTCCATGGCAAGGGCGGGAGTGTTGATTTGGTAATTAAGGGTGCTAAGAGGCTTGAGCGGCTTTAGGTCCGTATTGAAGTACCAGCCGCCAATTTGATAGATTATCTCATAGTCTACCACGTCGGCTACATGGGTGTAATAGGCAATCATGTCAGCCCCCGGCTGCTTAGACTGCTTGTACATGTCGTGCAGCACGCGAGTGTTAATCCACTCGGTGTCCATGATTTCTTCCTCGGTCCAGTCCCACAGGGTCAGGTCGGGATTCAACTTCTCCCAGAGCAGGCCGTAGTCGCGGTATCGTTCGGGCATTTCACCGCCCATCCAAATTCTATGCATGTACATTTTATTCGTATTTTCCTTGGTCTTCTCTGTGTGACCAGTGGTGGAGACCGAACGCTCCCACAGCCACAGCCTGGTCCCGCCAATCATCTGCATTTCCTCCTACTGGTATACTGCCATGATGCACATAGTTAAACGTTTCTCTTGGCAAGGCCAACAGGTCGTCTCGTTCGTGCCACACTCGGGTAAGCAGGTGCGGCCCGGTTTGATGTTGCATGTATTCATTATACCTGGCGTAATAGTTTTCTGGAAGTACGTCGTTGAGACGCTTCCAGAACGGATGCCCCTTTGGTCCACCATAAGCACAGTTAACCAAGTAGTAGTCGTCTTCAAATGTGGCCCAGGCATTCTCGCCCGTAATTTCCATTAGGTCATCTAGAGGTCGAAGAGGCTCAATGTCTACATTTAAACATACCCCGCCGAACCGCTCCATTAGTTCATAATAAATTACATCACTTGACTGCACCGCTACGGCCCTGTCAAAGTCCATCGGAATGCTCGACCTTGGCCGACGAGCAATGTCATCTAACACGGATTGATTACGCATGGGCGGCAGGTCTTTTCGAGTCCATTCGATAACTTGCCAATTGGGATTTAGGTCTTGCCACTGTTGACCGAACTCTATATAGCGCTCTGGCATAGGTTTGGGACCGAGCCAAAGTCTATGAACCAGTCTTTCCACGCAGTTTCCTAAAGTAGTCTACGGTTTCGTGTACCCCGTCTTTCAGGGTCTTGAATGGTCGCAGGTCCAGGCCGTCGAGCGTGGACGGGTCGCCCAGCACAATACTGTGCTCCGGTTCGCCAGGACGCATTGGTTGGTAAGCCAGCCTTGCAAAAGACTTCTCCTGTTGCTCGCGGGCGCGCCAGTATGGGTCTACCTCATTCCACACCGTTTTGGCAATCTCATTAACAGTGGTGTCAACTCCGCTGCCAGCCTCGTAGATGTGAGTAGACGGGAAACCGGACTCCACGTGACGCTCTAGGGCGGACACCAAAGTCTGTGCTACGTCACCTACGTAAATCATGTCCATAATCTGGCTGCCGTCTCCATAGATTTCAATAGGCTTACCGTCGAGAGCCAGGTTCACGAACGCAGGCATAATCTTCTTTACCTTGCTAGGGCCGTACGGTGGCGCTGCCACCTGGCGGGGGCCGTAGGCATTGAGCGCACGAACAATGGTAATGTTGGTGTTCTGTTCGGCGTTGAACATGTGAGCAAACCGCTCCATCGTAGACTTGGTGATGGAGTAGGTGTTATTCATCCAGTGATTGCCCACTGCAATGTTTACGCCTGGGACCTTATACTGAGCGGCTGCTTTGAAGAGATTGAGTCCACCCAGAATATTAGTGTGCGCTGCTGGAATGGGATTGACAATGGTTTCTTGAGTACCCAAGACACCAGCCAAATGAATCCATGCGTCAGCATGCGCCACCGCTTCGGTGACCGCTGTGGAATCTGTGATATCTCCCAGGAATAACTCGCTTCCGTCAGGGAGAAATCCCTTGTTGTGACGGTCAAATGCAATCGGCGTGTGACCACGGCGAATCAACTCTTCTTGTACGTACCCGCCGATGAAACCGGAGGCACCTGTTACTAAAACTTTCATCAATATCTTTCGGTCTTCTGTACATGTGTTTCTGCCTGCCAATCATAGGTGACTATATCGGCAAAATGTGGGTGCGGTGCATATCCCGCAGCAAGTCCCATATGTGCTACTTCATAAATCCAACAGTCTACCGGCGTGGTGATGCCGTAGGTGCGGGCTCGGCGTACGAGCCGTCGTCCACCGGCAGGGCTATATACCAATGATACCATACCATAGCCCTGATAGACCTTGGCCGCGATGTTTCGCTCGTTGACCCGGTAGTTACTTAACTCGTCTGGAAGGTGATTACCATGCTGATACTGTTTCCAGTTGTGCCAACGGACGTTATAGTGATAGTCGGCACGCTGGTTCTCCGGTACCCATAAAGCAGCAAAGTCCCAGTCGGGCGGTAGTTCGTCCAAGAACATGTCTAACTTGTCCTTGAACGTGTAGTCGATTACCGCGTCGTCCTCAAACACAATTAGTGGCTCATCCAGTTCGCCCGCCAGTTCCCAGCGGTCAAAGTTGGAAAGCCACACTCCCAGTTCACCTCGCTTGGGATTGGTCCATATGTCTTTTCGCAAGTACAGGTCGCGCTTGCGGAAGTCGTCTTCGGTAATCTTGTTACCGTCCACTGCGGGCCAGCAGATTTCACCATCAGCCCCGACGTACTTGCGAATGTTTCGCTTATATGCCAGTCGTTCGTCGTTCAGGCTGATAATCGTAAACATCATCGCGTCAGGCCGTGTTTCTTTAACCACCTGTTAATGGTTGCCTGGTCGCAACCTGCAATACGAGCAATCTCTTGCTCGGTCATCCTGTCAATCACATACCGCCGATAGCACCAAGCGTATGACGTATAGAGTTTATCCGACAATTGGCTTAAACTCCGTACATACGTTCTTGCTGTGAGCGTCGGTGTCCCATACTAATGTGCCGCAACCTCGACGGCAACGATAAGCCTGCTGTTCTAGGCTCCAAACGTATCCTTGGGCTCGCTTGTCAGCACGATTCTTATAAGCCGAATAGTGCGGGTGGTTGTGGCAGTGTTCCTTGTGTCCGGGGAACCCGCCGCAGCAGGGTTGGTCCCAGTGGTCGTAGTCAGCCATGTTCTATAAGTCCTCGTTTTTCCATTTCATGCTCGATTTCGTTCAGGAACATTTGTGTTTGTTGGACCTTACGCTCGTATACGTTCATATTGATTTTGTGCTGCTCCCAGTAATGAGCCAGTGATGCGTCGTCGGCACCCCGAATCATGCTCACCCACGTAGGTTCAGAAGGGCGGGTCCCACCAGATGTTTGCAATTGGCTTACCTACTTCCTTAGCATATTTGTAAGCATTATACGTGCCGCCGAATTCCTTGTTGGGATTCCAGTAGGCGAGCACTAGGTCACCACGGTCAATCATGTATTCGTTACGCTTTCCATATACCCAGGGGCCGGGGTAGTCGTCGTAGTCAGTGACGTAAACTACTTCCTGCGCCACAGATAGAATGTGTGCGTATAGTTCTTCGTCTGCTTTTCGGGGCCTGTGCCCACGCCAGGGTACGGCACAAATAAGTCCAATATCTTGCCGGTAAGCCTCGTCTGCCGCCCAAAGGTCAAAGCCAGCGGCCATGCCAGTAATGAACGCATCAATAGTCTTCGGAGTATATCTGAACTTGGTTGCGACCTTAATTCGTACCGCCGCTTCGTCTTCTGCATCTTCTGGCCTATGCCCGGTCCCCGCTACAATTAATCCGCTCACGGTGCTCCCGTTCTACTCGTTTAACCATTGAGCAGGGATATCCCTGCATGCATCCTTCGTGGTCTGGACAGTCCGAGCAAAAGGATTCTCCCGGCTCACGCATGTCCATTATCTCGCTCGACCCATTCTCCATTTTCACGGACCTCGGTTCTAATGTTTACCGGCCACATGGCTCGGTCTACTTCGGCAATCGTACGAGCATCCGCACCGCATTGCTTTCTAACCCATGCTTCAAACTCTGGGGTGGCTACCATTCTTTTCCAAGCAGCACGCTTGTTCTGTAACTGGCTGCGCTGGTCTTGGGAATAGCCAACCGCGCCGGAGGCGCGGTGTGTAATTCTAACAGCGGTATCTCGCTTATTGCGATTCTGACCTCCGTTGCCATGGCCGCGCGTAGTCTCTACGTCACAGTCGGCAAGGGTCACGCTGAACGCTAGTTCTCTCACCCGACCAGTCTACCACGGCTCAGCAGTAGAGGTCAACACCCACTTGACTAATCGCTATTGCGTCAGCCTGGTTGTCGGTACCGACATTAAGTCCATACTGTTCGATTACCCAATCCATGGTGCGCTGCTTGCGAATCTGTCTTTGCTTGTTTAGGTACCAGGCCTTGGACTTCGCCGGATACTGCTGTCGCAGTTCGGTCTTTTCTTGTGCCGTGAACGGTTTGTTTCCAATGGCTGGCTGCCACACGAGCGGAGTAATTTCTTCTACCCTCACGTGTGGCCGCATGAGCGGTGCTATCACGGCACCGTATGCATAAGCCAGTTGGACGACGGTCTTTTTGTTCTGAATGTATACCGCCGATTCAAACAGAATCATGTCGTAGGTCATGTCTGGTAACTCAGTGGCGAGCCGCTTCTGGGCGTCGGCAATTCTGTCGAATACCGTCGGCCCGATAAATGTAATCTCGCCCCATGTCTCAATACCGTTCTTGGTGTTCAGACAATAAGCAACCGAGTTAGTTGATATGTCGAGTCCTAGCAGACTTTGTGGCTTGTCATCTTGTAGCCAATCTTTCATTGCCATACCTACATTGTAAACTAAATAGGTTCACAATGTAAACTTAGCCTGCCAAAACGGACGAAAGCATCATCTTCGTATTCGTATTACGAATGGACTCATTTTCATTTAGACATGAATTACACATGTTGGCATTATTGTATCTGGACAACTCGCTCTCGCATTTCATGCAAAAGCGCTTGTGGCCCAGGCGTTGCGCTCGGCGCGCGTAATACTTCTCCATAATCTTGCGATTGGTCGCCAGTCGGCAGCACTCCGCGTCATGGTACTTCTGATTATGTGTCTTCGAAACAAACTCAATGTTGCAGCCGTCGTTTGCACAATTCCTTACTTCTCCTATCAATACTGTCACCTCCTATACCCTTGGTACCTCCAAGATTGGTAAGGTGACTGTACCCGGATTAGGGTCTGTGCCGTTCACTGTGCCTCTGGTCCAGCCGTCCCAGCACTTATCTCGTACCGGGCAGCCCTTGCACTGGTAACTGGACTTATTGAACGGTCGTGTAGGCAGTTCACCGTTATCGGCGTTTTCCTTGACCATTCGCATCCAGTCTAAAGTGTCTTCGACCAACTGCGTATTCTTTTCTGTCATCTTCACCGGGTACACGAACAACTGATTTGTGTCCTTGTTCTCGGTTAGCAGGAAACCTCTCTCGTGATTGGTTAGGTGCATGTAGATGAGCAACTGCAACAATTGATAACCGGGTACCGTATACTTCGCTACCCGGCTGTTCCATGTGTTTGTGTTTGTGGTCTTTACCTCGACCACGACCTCCTGGCCCTGCCAGTTGACAAGGGCGTCGATGAAACCACGAATCGGAGGGTCGTTCGTGGGGTTGGTAACCTCGACCTCACGGCCTGTCAGAATTCCAGCGGCCTCTAGGGTGTCTGCAATTCTTTCGCCCGCGCTGGTGCCGTTCTTCATGTTAGCCACGGCCAGCGGTTCGTTGTGATAAGCGAACTCCACGCCATTGAATGCGTAATACCAATAGCGTGGGCAGGTTCCCGAGTATCCTAGATTAGAGGGGGCGAACGATTCTTTAGTCCGCTCGCCACCCTCTCGCTCTAGAGTCTTTTCTAGTAATTCGTTGAATTCTCCGATACCGAATGCCCTGGCGATAGCCAGGTGGTCGTTGAGAACTACGAAAGTTTGCTTTTCTGTCATCTAGTTAGGTACTTGAGTCCGTCACAAAGTCTCTCAATACCGCTCACCATGGAGTAGTAGTGATTCTTCTTTGCGTTCGATTCAGTAGTTCCTTTCTTATATGACATGTATGCGTTATATTGCATTCTAAACTTGACGGCGTATGCCTCAAGCCTGACGATAATTGGTCCGACCTTTGAGGTGTCCGGTATGGTGCCGTCGATTATGTCGGTGACCAGTTTGAGTACATGGGAGAAGTCTTCATCGTCAACAAAGTCTTCGCACTCTTCTACCCATTCCGCTTTCGCCTCAGCCATGTTGCCCCGCAACCGGCTCACGATAACCAATGGGTTGTCTTGTATCTCGTTCCATTTCGCGTCTATCTGTTTCTTGTTCATTCGCCATATTTCTCCACCCATGCATCATACATTTCGTGGAACATGTTATCGTCAATAACCCACAGGCGTAGTTTGTCAGTTCGGCCTAGCACCAACTTTAGTGCTGGTACCTTGCGCATGCTGAGGGCGTCTTTAGTGGTCTTTGCCCATACCGCGCGGCTGACGCTGAACGACTCGGAATATTCCTTGTAGTCCACGCAAAACTCGCCAAGCGAGGCGTCGCCCTTTTGAATCCATCCACGCCCTGAGTTACGGTGCAGGCTCGCGCCGTCTCGGGCGGCTTCGTTCTTTTCAGTCATTCTCTCTCCCACATATGGGTTTCATCCTCATGGTCGCCCTTGTGTCCTATAGGCAAATAACAGGTTTGCTGTGGAAAATAACGCCGGGGCTTGCCGCACAGAGGGGTTGTCGTTTCATTCTTTTCGGTCACGTCGTGCCTCTGCCTCGCGTGCGCGCCTGTATGCGCCCGTGGGATTATCGGGCCACGGCTCGCCCAACGCCGCGTCCTGTCGCGCCTTAGTTTCACTTAATGCATCGAGAGCATCTTGTATTTGTCGTTCTTCTCTGTTCATCCGCCAACCATGTCTTCCGCGTTGTATTTGGTGACGTGCCCATTAGAGCACTGCCACGCATAAATGTCTGACTGTGTAAAGTGCTTGGCTTCGTTTACCTCTTCGTCGCAATCATCACAATAGAATCGTCCCATGACCATGGTGTGCGCCAGGTCTTGTTTCTTTGGTAGGAAATACTTAGAGGCCATTTAGTTCTGCCTCCAATTTCTCCTGTATTTGCGGATTGTCCTTGAGATATGTAACGGCACCCTTTCGGCCCTGAGCCTGTTGTCCGTAAACTTCATACCAAGCCCCTCGGCGGTGGACGAGGCCGTAGTCCACGCCCATGTCCAGCACTTCGCCGGTAAGGTCGAGGCCAGGGCCACGAGCAGCGTTGTTGCGGTAAAAGTCGAATGCTCCGGTTCCATATTCACCATTAATCTTGTTCTTGTCGATGTGCCAATTCACGGGTGCTCCGACAGCCTCTTCGACCAAGTTTTCGCCTCGCTGCACTTTTTCCTTAAGTTGCTTGTCGTCTGACTTGGTTGAAGAGAATCTAACTCGGAGCGCGTCGGTATGACGCACTTCCTTGCCGCCGATTGGCATGAATGGCTTTGTCATCGCGGGCGAGCCCACGTCGATACGGGCCTGTGAGATATGAACAATCGCGGTGGTCCAGTTAATTCCCTGAACCATCTTACACATCTGACCGAGGTCTTTAGCCATTTGGCCCAACTGTCTGGTGTTTTCGAAGTTCTTCAATACTCCGTCTTTGTCCACCAAGTTACTGGGCATCAGTGCGGCGGTGGAATCAATGAAAATCATGTCCACGCCGCTGTTAATCAATTTAACTTGTAGGTCTGTCAACTCTGATATGGTTGACACTTCTGTTACGAGCACTTTCTCAGGGTCGAGTCCTAGGGCTTCTGCCCACGCGGGGTCGAACGAATGTTCCGCGTCTACCCATGCAATGCTCTGGCCTTGTTTTTGATTGATACCGGCTGTCTGCAATGCGAATGCGGTCTTGAACGAAATCTCCGCTCCCCAGAGAGTATGCTGCTTTCCTCTACGGAATCCACCACCGAGTAACTTGTTCATTTTGAACGAAGCGGTCGGCAGTTTCTCGCTGCTAATCTCTGACCCTATTTTGAGTTGTGCCCGTGTATCTTTATCTAAGGACGCTAAAATGTCGTCTAGTGTTACATCTGGCATACGTCCATTATAGCAGGTTCAGGCGTCGTTGTCTACGTCCTCAATTGTTACTCCGATTGTGTGGTCGTGCGTAATCGGGTCTTCGTCAATGAACAATTGAGTACCCTCGGGCAGCCCCGCTGCGACGGTACCATGCAAAATGGTGACCGGCTCTCCTATCTCTAATAGGATGAATGCCAGGGTTTGTTGCAACATGAGAAATGACTTCTCTAGTTGGTCAACCTCATTTTCTAGTTTACGAATGTATACGTCTTCTGATACGGTCATTTATTATCTCCACATTCTGGACACACGGCTGTCACCCAGTCGCCGCCGAGACTAATTTCACGATACTCCATTCCGGGCGACAGTTCCTTGTTGCATTTATAGCAACGTAACCCGAAGGGATATTCAAGTTGTGTCACAATCATAGTATTCTTTCCACGGACAACTTGCCGTCGTCCATTTCCTTTAGTTCAATGTCTACCACGTTACCCGGCTTGCACAGCGTGTGTACCTGCGGATAGGTGGACGGCCACACAATGGCCCCAAATAGATTCTTCTCGTTGTCTACCAGCACAATGTCACCCATCCGCTTACCGGCCTTGGTGATGCGGGTATTAAGAGACAGCACCTTGTACATGGCATCGGGTACGTCGGACATATCGTTCTTGCCCAAGAACTTACCGATGATAGAGGAATCCAGTTCCTCTACCCGGCACTTCTCGATAACGGTGTTGTTCGACACCAGCAGTACATAGATTTGTCCTGTTTCGTATTCTTCCCCGAAGGAAGTGAATATGCCCTTTACGTCGGTCTCGTCCAGGAAGTCCACGCGCTGCCAGTTGTCCTTACGGGTAATCTGCTGACACATTGCCATGGTGACATAAGTGGCTGACTCGTCGTGCTCGTCCAGCGTAGCAAACTGCGCCTTAATGTCTGGTGGCAGGTCGTAGGCCAGCGACGGCACGTTAAGGTACTTGTAGTAGTTGTCTGGCTCGTTGCCGGTACGAGGGTTGTCTTCGAATGCCGCTGCTCCCACGGCATTCAGGGCCGCTAGGACGCCGGAAGAAATACCGCTGTACTTCTGCTCCGCTGCAATTGTCAGAGCCTCATACGAGGCGTACGGAGCCCCGTCCAGGATGCGCTTGGCCGTCTTCGGACCGATGCCCTTGACGGACTCCAATCCGAATCGAATATAGTCGCCCTCTTCGTCGGTCTGAATGCTGATATGAATATCAGACTTGTTGACGTGAGGCATCCTTACCCGAATACCGAGTCGCTTGACTTCCAACAAATAAGTGAGCATCTTCATGCGGTCGTTCTTGTTGGACGACTTGAGTCGGCTCAGCGCCGAGGTGATGTATTCGATTGGGTAATAGTATTTAAGGTATGCCGTAAGTAGCGTAAGCATAGAGTAGCCAACGGCGTGTGCCTTTGCGAATGCGTAGTCGGCTGAGGCTTCAAGGTCTTTCCAGACCGCTGCGGCCTTTGTTCGTCCAAGTTTGTCACTGGCACCATTAATAAATTCGTCCTTCCAGACGGCGAGGTCTTGTGGAATCTTCTTGGAAATTGCCTTACGAACCTTGTTAGCGTGTGCCGGGGACATTCCGGCAATCTCCTGGCAGAGCAACAACTGCTGCTCCTGGTAGAGTATAGCACCATAGGTTTCGCGCGTGAACCACTCGGCGTCCTTGTGAATATACTTGATGTTACCGGTCTTCTTGCCGCGCATGTAAGTCGAACCTACAGTGGAGTTGGCGGCACCCGGACGGACCAGTGCGTTAGAGGCTACCAGTTCGTCAAAGTTGTGTACGCCACCCATGTTCAAAATGGTGCGCGTCGAGGCCGACTGCTCTGCCTGGAAAAGCAGGGAAGTGTGACCGGCAGAAATCATGTCGTAAATGTTCTTGTCGTCAAGCGGAATTTGCTCAATGTCAATGTCAATGCCGTGGCGCTGCTTAATCAACTTCAAGGCGTCGTCCACGATAGACAGCGTGCGCAAGCCCAGCAGGTCGTACTTAACGAATCCAATGTCGGCCAGTTCGCGCATGTCTGCACCGGCCACCGGTACGCGACCGGCACCCTCGTCGGATGGGTCGTTGGCGCTCTGAATTGGGACATACCGCTCGATAGGCTCAGCCGACAGGATGACGCCGCCAGGGTGCACGCCGGTAGACTGAATACGGCCAACCAGAGCCTTAGCCAACTTGGCTAAGTCCGGGTATTGCTTTCTGACATTAGCCAGGTCAGGGTGGCGCTGGTAAGCGTCAATAGTTTCAACTGTCTTACCAATCTTTGCTGCCACGGCGAACGGTACGCCGACCACCTTGGCCGCAGCCTTGAGCGCAGACTTGTCCTTGTACTCGGTAATGGTCAAAATGTTGGAGACATTACCGTATACGTCTACCACGTGCTTCTTAACCTGATACCGACCATCAATAGCAAAGTCGGTGTCAATGTCTGCCGGGTCGTCACGGTCCACGCTCAGGAAGCGCTCGGGCAACAGGTTATACGGCATAGGGTTAATCTTGGTTAGCCGTAGGGCGTAGTTGGTTAGATACGATACCGCCGAGCCTCGTCCGTAGCCAGTGAAAATGTCATTGTCGGTTGCCCATTGCACATATTCCTTGGCAATGAGGAAATAGTTGCTGAGGCCCAGAGAGGTGATTGTATCGAGTTCGAAATTCACACGGGCCAGGTTCTCTTCTGTATTTATTCCGCGCTCCTGTAGGCCTCTATAGGTCTCCTGGCGCAGTTCCTCGTCCGCTTGCTCGCTGACAACCGGCAACAGGTCCAGCCGCTCGTGGTAGGTGTATTCTTCTACTGTGTTAGCGATAACCATGGTGTTAGTTAGGGCCTCTTCACCTATACCGTGCTTTTCCAGATTGGCCTTATGCTCGTCGTAGGTGTGCAGCCACAGTTCAAAGTCCTTGAAACTCATCGTGCGGTCCGGGTACAGGTAATTCAACTTCTCGACAAACTCTGCCTGAGCCAACTTGGAACGGTCGATTTCCTTGACCAACTTCGGACTCGTGTTAATGATAAGCATGGATTCGGCCAGCCACAGGTCGTCCTTTGAGGCCATGTGGCAGTCGCTCGTGATGACGACCGGAATGCCGTGTTTCTTAGCCAGGGAGGCCAGGGCCTTGTTGAGTTTCTTGTCGTTAGACTCCATGACCTCCATGTAGAAGCGGTCACCGAAGATGCGCTTGAAATCTTTTGCCAATTGCTCCGCTTGTGGCTTGTCACCGGCCTCAATCGCCTTAGCAATCATACCGCTCATGCACCCCGAGAGCGCAACGATTCCCTCGTTATGCTCTTCTAGTACCTCTAGGTCGATTCGTGGCTTGAAGTAGTAACCCTCGGTCCAGCCGATGCGGCTCAGGGTATCGAGGTTTTCCAGCCCTTGCTGGTTCTGTGCAAGCAGAGTAATGTGGTTGTACACGCTGGTGCCGTCCTGACGGGCAGCCTTGCTGCGCCGGTCGAAACGGTCCAGGGTAATGTAGGCTTCCTGTCCCAGAATAGGGATGATACCGGCCTCGCCAGCCTGACGTAAAAACTCACGGTGACCAATGTTGGTCCCGTGATTTGTCTGAGCCAGGTGTGTGATGCCAATTTCCTTGGCTCGCACCATGTATTCTGCTGGGGTAGAGGCACCGTCCAGAACGGAGTAACCGTCGTGGACGTGTAGTTCTGCGTGCTGCATTAGTCCTTCTTACGGATAACGTCGAAGTGAAGTTCTTCGTTTAACCCGAAGCCGTCGGGATGCGGGTCGTGTACCATTTTACCATTACGGTAAATCACGACATGAGCCAGATTCTTGTACCGGGGCGATGGGCCGCTCACCAGATAATATTCGTCGGTATCCAGGTGACCCCAGACCGGCTCAATTTTGTAACCTCTCTCATCCAGCCAGGTTACGGTTTGCAACCACCAGTGGGTGGGTCCGTCATTTACGAAGTCTGGTACCTCGTCCATCGGTAGGTCCATTACCGAAGCAATGGCCGTCTGCCAGCAGTTTCCCTGCTTGCCAAAAGCGTTCTGGTGGTGTGGTGTCATTTCCTGCTTTGTATGTATTCCATTGTGACTCGTCTGAGCCCTCGTCGCCTATTGCGACGGTAGATGCGAGTAACGTCTTTATGACAAGACACGCACAGTGGAATCAAGTCGTATCTAGCCGACTCTCTTCCTAGTCGAGTATAATCCATGTGGTGAACTTGAATCGGCCCACTGACAGAGTTACACGCCTTGCATCGCTTTCCGTGGATTGCGAAACACTCATTGCGCTTGTTCTGCCAGTGGACCGACTTGAGGTATGCGCGGTACGCATTTGAAATCATACCGCCATTATACCATTTACCAGTCTACGTCAACCTTTTCAGCGGTGACCGGTTCCTTTGCAGACTCCTGCTTTGGTGTGTCACCATCTGACTTGAGGTTACCAGTCGTGTAGTAGCGCTCCTGCTTCTCAGGCTCTACCTTGAATGGTGCTTGCTCAAGGTCCCAAAGGTCGTACTCTTCTACGTTTACCTTCTTGGCCTTAGGCAATTGCTGAATGCTGTAAGAGGTCTTCTTGTCCGAACCGGTACGAGTCAACTTGAACGTCTTGTCGGTAATCGAGTAATCGAAGTCTTCGTCAGCAGCAATGGCACGAAGGTCATTAGCAATCGAGCCCTTGGTTGAGAAACCGCGCGATAGCACGGCTACGTATGGCTCTTCGCCAGCCTTTTCTACAAGCACATTGATGTAGAGTACGCGCTTTTGCCACCAGCCCTGCTCGCAGCCGTAGCACGAGCCCTCGTCAGCGGTGCACGATGCGTGATACTGAAAGTGGTCTGGGTTTGCGTGTTCTAGGTTCGTAACGGCCAAGCCGTTCTTCTCCGAGTAATTCGGGGAACCTGTGTCAAACTCTTGAAGTGGTGTAACCTTGACAGACTCGCCGTCTGCCAACTTTACCCATACCGTCTTCTGACGGTCTGGAAAGTCGTTGCTTTCCGCCAAACTCTTATCGAGTTCAGCCAATCCTGTAATGAATCCCATTTAGTCTCATTTCTCCTAGTGTGTGGTGCTGGGCACATGCCCATCCACCTATCATTGTACCACGGCGATGCGGTCGTAGTCAAGTTGTCTGTACTCTAAACTGCCTATCGGGGCAACCAACATTTTGGATATTTCTGCATCGGTTAGGTCGGTTGCATCTTTCTTTCCGTTAGGAAATACTTCCTGGTCGGAATATACCGCCCACTTGACCCGTTTGTTGGGTAATGCGTCATGAATCTGCCAAGCCAAGTCCCTACCGGGCCGGTGGCCCTTGCAGGGACCGCCACACTTATGACAGCGACCCTTCTGGAAATGCAGGTCAAAGTCAGTCATAAGGATGATGGTGGAAAAGGTTCTGTCCAGTTGTTGGATTTGTAGCGTGCTCAGTGAGCCACCCAGCAGGGCCACCACGTTAGGGTAGCCCGCCTGATGAATTTTCATGGCGTCAAAGGATGACTCCACGATTATCACCGTGTCCCCGTGCCGCTTGGCCCGGTGGAAGTTCCATACTGTTTTAGACTTTGGTAGGTGGTCAGAGTTTTTGAAGTCTTTGCCCTCTATGCTCCGACCTATGAATCCTATCAGCATACCGCTCGGGTCGTGCATGGGCACGATAACCATGTCCTGCTTGACCGAGTAGCCGACACCAAAATGTTCTAGAGTATCTGTATCAAATCCTCTTTTACGCATATACAGTAAGCCACGGGTATCAGTCCACAAAGCCTGTCGCATGCGCAATACCGGCTCTTCTGGAAACTGCACAAACTCGGCGGGTGCCGAGTCACGCATGCGCTTCATTAACTCCCAAGCGGGTCTGCGCCCGGATTGCACGAGCCGTGCAAATTCGAACACGTTAACGTCCTTGAGCCTGGCAGCCAAATTGCTCAGCGTACCGGCAGCAGCACACGATGGGTTGAAGCAACAATACAAACCACTCAACTTATCGACCACAAATGCCGGGTCGTTGGAGTTCGGGTGGAACGGACAAAACCCTATGAAGTGCGTAGAGGTTTGCGACTCGATAGTTACTCCGCAGTGCTCAAGGACTGCTGCGACTTGCTCTTCGGAGTATACTTCGGTATTTCTTTGCCGCTCAGGATTCCACCTACGGTCCATGTCTTTTCCTTGTCAATCTTTACACCATAAACAGACAGAGCGAATGTGTACCGCTCTTGTGCTGCGTCGTAGTCCACGGTAAACTGCGGCTCGATATCGAGCGCCGGGACATACCCCTGTTCGCGCATCATGTTCTCAACAAAGTCAACTAACCTTTCGCGCGTCTTGGTTACTTCTCTATCGGCAATCTCGCCATTGAGATTGAATCGCTGAATCTCGTCATGCATTAGAATACTTCCTGATATGTGCCGTTGTTAATGTCCCAGTCTATGGAGCCCGAGAACAACGGTCCGTTTCGATTCTTTCTTCCTACCGCGTCCACGAGGTTGGATTCATCGTATCCGTGTACCGCGATTGCCAGGTCAGAGTCATAAGCCAACTGCTTGGAATATGCTACCTGTTCAACCATCGGTGGTCCGTCTACGCTGGTACCACTCTCGGGAGTGGCCGAAGAAATTGCCACTACTCCCAACTCATCCTGCACAGCAATCGTCTTGAACTCATTAGACATGTTACGCATCTTCGAAGTCATGTCGTTCGACTGTGCGTTGTCTGAGCCCAATTGGCAGTAATCAAAGAAAACAATGTCCGGCTGGTATCTGTCAATCTTACCTCGCACGACGTTGGGCGTCATGGTACCGAGGGTATCGTTGGATACCACATGAAACTTATTGTTCATGCCGTCCATTCTGGCTTCCAGTTCCTTCATACCCGCCTCCGGGTATTGTCCCAGTTCCAAGTCAGAATTCTTGAAAAGACCTGACCCCATAATCGTATAGGCTCGGTTCTGAACCTTGAGCACTGGCATTTCCAGGCTCACAATCATAGGGGTGTATCCCTGGGTGAAGGCATTAACTGCCATGAGCGTTGCTAGAAGCGACTTTTTGCGTCCTGTGAATCCCAGGATAACAACGAAGTCGCCAGGAGAGATACCGGCAGTGTACGACGCATCAATGAATGATACGCCTGTCGGAATACCCGGCTGCCCACCACGGGCTTCGGCGCGGGCTCGTAATTCGTCTAGACTCTTACGTGCTGCCTCTACGTCCGAAATGTCTACGTCGTGGGAGACGGTTGCGATTCTGTTTAATCTTGAGAATTCCGCCTGTAGGTCGGCCAGGACTCGTGCTGAATTCATTCCATTACTCAGGGCTGCTGACTTCTGGAATAGCAACTGGTCCAGCCGGTTGCTTAATACCTCTTCTCGCAACTGGTCAATATAGAATTGTGTTGGTAGTTCTGTCTTAACATATTCTAGGGCATCGAATCGGCCCTTGATAGTGTTAAAGTCTGGTACTGTGTGATACTTTGTGTAAAAGGCCTTAATGGACCTCCACACGTCGCCATAGGTTTGTAGTAGGTCGTCTACGCCGTTGGCGAACAGGGTGCCTATATCCTTGCTCTCTAATACTGCGTTGATAACAAGTAGTTCTTTATTCAACCTATTCCTTTCTTACCGGATGCCAACCACTCTTCGGTGCGACGCTTGGTTTCCTCTCGGAGCCTCTGTTGTAGGGCTGCATCCTCGTTGTGCTGGCGCATCGCTTCCACCAGTCTATCATACCCGTAGAACAGGTCATTGATTTTATGCTTATTACTTGACTGAGTTGTTAAGAAGAAGTCTATGACCTCTCTCAGTTCATCGGACGTAAAGTCCATCAGCATGTTTTGAAAGTATCCCTTAGCAATGTTCCTGTTCACTACCGGCGCTTTGCCGTACTTCGCAGTATACTGCTTGATGAAGTAACTAGTCAGCGCATGGCACTGGGCGGCGGTAGGGGTAGCCATTACTTGGCCTTGTTGGCTGAGTCGATTTCGTCAAACTTAGCGTCGGTCCACTTCTGGACCGTGGCCTCTACGCGGGCCTTGGCATCGTCTTCGTTTTCTCCATCACGGACCTCAGAGGTCCAAGAGTAGAACGCCGTTGCGTTGTTGTATCCCATGTTGTACTTAAAACCTAGGGATACGGTTACCGTGTCTGTCATTGTTTCCTATTCTCGGGCGCGCCAGGTCGGCACAAATTGCCCGTCTTTGTTCTTCACATATAGCACGTCTTCGTCGTGTATTAATGCCCGCAGTTCTCGCGGGGTGGGAAGATTCCACGCGGTGGACTCGCCGTCGCGGCGGGGTCGGCCTCGGTGGACGCTCGCAAAGTAGTCTAGCAGACCCAACAGTGCTTCCTCATTCCACCAGTGCTCTTTCTTGCGACCGGTATTAAGCGAATAAGAATGTGGTGGCTCGGGGATATCTCCCCGCTGTACTGCTAGTTGTACTGATTCTCGCGTACGGTTGACCATGGCTGCGGCCTCTTTTGTGGTAAAGGCCTTTTGCTTGTGTCGCTGTACGTACGTATAATTGAGAGAGACCTTCTTGTGTTGTGGAAAATTCCACGCGACAAGAAGGTCCTTCCCGCGATGTATCCTAAGTAGTTGGTGAAGTTCACCATCTAGGAACCAGTGAATATTAGTTCTCCACTGTCTGGTACCTCGCACTTAGAAACCTCGCTTTACTAGTGATGCTGGGCTCACGGTGTTGCTTGAGCCTACACTGACAAAAGAGGTAAGCAGTGAGATTACCGCTGCTGTTGCTCCTGTCAACAGGATTGTAGGCCAGTCGAAGCCCGTTACGGGTGTCGTTGCTGCTACACCGATGACCGCCAAAACGGCCTGAGCGAATGTCTTTAGAGCACGCTCAAGGGCGTCTCTCCAAAATAACTTGTCGAACATATGTATCCTCCCTTGTAGTGAGATACATTCATTCTATCACCTTGGAAGTCTAAAATCAAAGTTTAGCCCTTGAATATGTGGCCGTCAACCACACAGACGTAATCCCTAATCGGAATGAACTGCAAGTGTGCTTTGTCATCTACTACGTGAGCAATGCCGAAGCCCTGCTCCCATCTAGGATTATCTGCATAGCGCATACCATAGGCATCTACGTCAGAAAGGTGCCCCGTTCCCATACCGGCCAAACTGCGGCCAGGCATCATGTAGGAACGATAAACAACGCCGCCACGGTGGTCGTGGCCGCGCACGAGGCTTACGCCGTACTCTTCGATATCGTTCTTAACTGCGAGGCCGGTAACCGTAGAGGTAATCCCGTGATGTACGTGGATACCTCCAAAGCGTTCAAATGGTCGCTCGTGATACCAGCGCCAGGACATGCCCTGGTCGTCCAGTCCCCATAACAGGTCTGGCGTCAGCAGGTCTATGACCTCTGGTGCCTTACGGTCAATGTACTTGAACACTCTAATGTCGTGGTTGCCCAGCGAAACGTGTATGTCGGCTTTCTTGGCTATGCTCCGTACGTCGGCATAGAATCTCTTAGCCTCGTCTGCGTATTCCTTTATCATTGGCAGCGGGTCTATGTCTTCCAGTACCGGCTTCTCGGCTTCATCGCCGTTGGCTAATTTCTTCTCATATTCTATTGTTAACTTCTCGTTGTTCTTGGACTTAGCCTTTAACTGATTAAAGAACTCATCTGTTGTACCGTCGGAATACGTCGAGTATTCCAACTGGTCGTCAATGTCTCCAACTATGTCAATCGCGTCGGGCTTCCACGTTCTGATAACGTCCATAACCAGTGATACCGCTCGTACATCGTGATAGGGTATCTGTAGGTCGCCCAAGAACAACCATTTAATGTCGGTTGTCAATATTACCTTTCAATCCTTACGTAGCAGAGCGCGGATGAACTTGGCTTCATTCTTGCCAGCGTCCTTATATCCGATGTAATAACCACTATACATACCGGCCAGCGCCACTGCCATTCCTGCCGCTAGAACACCAACTCCCAAAGCGGCCTTTCCTACCGTCGTCTCCGGGGTCAGGTCTGGCGCAGGAATGATGCTGTCGTCGTCAGAATCTCTCGGTCTAAGCGTACCACGATGGGGCTTGTTCTGTCCAACGGCCACAGTCTTTGTCACTGTTGCTGTGGGCCGTGGTGCTGCCGACTGGGTAATGGTGGTCGTCGGGCCGATTGTACGGGACGTTCCAGGGCCGCTAGAAATTACTGTGCGGGTGGGTCCCGGTACAATTCTGGTAGGCCCAGGAACCTGCACTGTAGCCGTTGTACGGATGACTCTAGGCGGCAGCGTGATAGGCGGCAGCGTAATGGTCGCCTCGACATGAGGTCGAGCAGTTATGGTAATAACGGGCAGCGGTATGGTCAGGTCCAATACGACGATGCCTGCGGCCTTGCATTCGACTCTTTCGTTGTTTCCGCTTCGTGAGCCTTTACAGGCTACTACACCACCGGGCGCAGTTGACTCGATACTTTCGCTTCCGCCGCTGTCACCGTGGTCGGCTGACGCATTGGACATAATGGCAATAGGTATTAGAAATATCGTAGCCAACAGCATAATTGCGGCAATGATTCTGCTCATGCAAGCATTATACCGCGTGCGGCATTCTGTTGCCCTTTTCCAAGTTGCAACGGAGGTGCGCCGGGGCTACGTTTTCCCATGTATGGGTGCCGCCCTCGGCCAGCGGAATCACGTGGTCAATGGTGGCTGCCCACCAATTTGGAACGCGCAGGTACTTATTAATTTGCTTCTGGCAAATATTACAAATCCAGCCGTGAGCCTCAAACACATCGAGCGCAACAATACTATCGCCCTTAGCATATAATGCTCTTCTCTTTGGGCTGTAGTATTTGATTTTGCGTCTAGCCACGTTAGCCTCTTAGGGCTAATTATATGGCTTATTAAATTATAAAACCAAATGTAGTCGTTCGACTACATTCACGAATGTCGTCGTACTACGTCACGTGCCCATTGCAATCCAGTTGATGCACAGGGTGTTCTTGATTTTGTCCTTCTTAGCGGAGTCGTAGTATAGGTTTACCTTGGCCTCAAAGCCTTGGTGGTTAGGGTGGAATGCTCCAATACCATTGATGGTGTGGAATATCTTTACCTTGTTACCCGAGGTTACCGAGGTGGTGACCACCGGAGCGGTACCCGTGGTAAACATGCTGGCGAAGTGGATTCGCAGGGTGGCCGAGTCGGAGTTACGTGGCGTGATTAGTCCACGCCCACATAGCAACTTAATACCGGTATCGGTGACACCGGAGGTCAGATGCATGTATTTGCCGTCAACCATTTGGTTACGCAAGAATATTAGGTTGTTGCTAATCTGGTCCAGGGTGTCTTCGTCTAGAAGTTGATTGGGTTGCCAGGTTACTGCAACGAACTCGGTGCTAGCCATTTAGCGGGTTTCCCTTCTCATGCAAGTTGATTTCGTCCAGGGAGACGGTTACCACGTCCCAGGTTTGGTATCCCAAAGCATTAAGGATATCAGGGTTGGTGACCTGTCTTAGTTCCCCTTGTACGATTAGGTATATTCTACCGCTGGCTTGGCTACAAAGCAAACTGCCGTTTCTGAACTTTAAAGGTACCCCGACCCTCAGCCGCTTGACGGCTGGGTGGTCTTCGGAGGTTTCAATGACTCGGTGAGGATGCCACGAATCGAGGATTCGCCTGGTATTAATCGGTAGCCTCTTTACATCATTAAAGACGTAGTACCAACCCTTTTCGGTGTGGATGAAACTACCGGGCGGGTATGCCGAGATTTGAAAGTCAGTCGTCGCTTGCTTCTGTATCTTCCTTAACACTCTCTAACTCTCTGATACTGTTTTCTAGTTCTCTAACTCTAGCACTAAGTTCTTCATTCTCTTTACCTAGTAAAGTAATCTGAACTCTTCTATCAGCATCTTGGTCTTCGTAATTAGTAACCACATTACTTAGTCTTTCTCTAAGGGCTTGTAGTTTAAGTTCTAGTTTGAAGAAGTTTTGTTGTAGTTCGTCCTGGTTTATAAAGGGATTGGTCTCTGTCTCTGTCATGATTCAAGTGTAACGGACCGAGCGCAATCTGTCAACCGA